TGTAGCTCCGTCTCGTGGGCTCGGAGATGTGTATAAGAGACAGGGTATATTGCGAGTTCCTTTTACACAAGCTGCGAGGTTCTTTTATTCTACATACGAGTTTCTTTTATACTGGCTACGAGTTTCTTTTATTCCTGCTACGAGTTTCTTTTACGCAAAATCCTGCTTTTTGCTGTCAAATAACCTCGTAATTGCCGTCAAAAAATCTCGCAGTTCGCATCAAACAATCTCGTAATTGGCACAAATTTTTTCTTTTTCTGCGCCCTTTGTCAAGCAACCTCGTAGTTCAAAACCAAACCGGGCAGGGTAGGGGAGTGCTTCTACTCTTAATTTTTTGTGCTTTTTCAAATCAAAGAATCTCGTAGCTCAAACCGCCGCATCAACCATCCATATCTGGCCGTCTGAACCATATATTTCAATCTTTTTGTCAAACAAACTCGTAATTCTGGCTATGGATGATCACAAATCAACTTCAGGTCCTGCCATGTGCCGCCCGTCCATACCAGCCTGGCTTTATTACAATCGGTATTTTTTGCGCTTTTTCACCGTAAAAGAAACTCGTAGTTCAGCTCTAAATGCTCTGCCCGGCAATTGGCAGCAGGGGAGAGGGTTTGATTTTTTTTTGCAGTTTTCGGCGTAAAACAAACTCGTAATAGCTGCAGCAGCCAGCACCGGTCGGATTCAATCTTGTCGCATGTATCATCTATCAATTCATAAACCGTTCATATTGGCCGTTTTCTCGGTTTCACACCCAATAAACCCATATACCAAAAAGTATACACCCCACATGCCGGCAATTCAACAAAAATCAATCCCGTCAACCAAATAGCAACCGCGTACACATTCTTGGGCATAACTTTGTGTAACCTGCCTATTGTATTCGTACCCACACCTTGGCTTTTTCACCAATCTAAAAGACGCAGCCGCACAATAAATTTTTAGACGATAACGCCGGTTGGGAACAGCGCCTAGCAGACGCAATGGCCGAATACAAAAAGAACAAGAAATAACCGTCAACTTCGCTAAAGCTTAATTTAGCGAAATATAGGGAACCCAATAAAATTTTCAAAACCTCCTTGACATATGACATAAAATGTCGTACGAACAGGAGGCTTTCTTATGGCTCTTACTACGGAACAGGTTTTTGCACTGGGTATTCTTTATAATAAGCTCGCCACGATTGTCTATGGCGAGGATGGCCCCAATGCCAATAACCTCCAGAACGCCACCATGTATCCTTTAATGGAAGTCGCGCAGCTTATTCTTCGTGCCCACACAGAACACCGCATAACACCGGAGCTGGACCGCCTCATTGCTCTAACTTACTCCACAATTACCGAAGATGATATGCAAAACGAGTTTTCTAAGCTGCTTCCCGTTGAGATGCAAGGAGTCTTTGCTCTTGGTTATTATCATGGTCAGGCCGAAAAGTATTCGGATATCAAGCCCATCGGCCTCAAAGCCATGCGTTCCCGTGCCAACTTGACAGCCCAGCAGGTCGCGGATAAACTCGGTATATCCCTCCGTCAATACCAACGCATTGAATCCGGCGAAAGCAAACCTACTGTTCAGGTTGCACAAACTCTTGCCTCGCTGTTTCAATGCTCTGTCAATGATTTATTTTAAGAGGTAGTTTCATGCTTCGTCGTTGCACTCGCTGCGGAAGTTCATTTGAAGGGCAAAAAGAACAGCGCCTATGCCCTTCATGTCGTGAACAGGCCGCTCATAAACCACGCATGATATCTCATGTTTGTAAGTCGTGTGGTGCTACTTTTACCGGTGGTCCTCGTGCATCTTTCTGCCCAGAATGTAAGGCGGAACGTGATAAGCAGGCTGTAAAAAAATGTCGGAACCTTGCTAAAAACAAGACCACTCGCCAAATTGGATCTACCGATATCTGTCAGCGGTGTGGCAAGCCTTATATCGTAAAAGGTGGCCTTCAAAAATATTGTCCAGAATGCGCCCCGATCTCCTTAAAAGAAAAAACCGAGCCGTTAAAACGTGCCTGGGCTGCCAATTACCGTGAACAAAACCCAGACCACAAAAAGAACATGCAGAAAAACGGAACAATTTGTGTTGTCTGCGGAAAAACTTTTGCTGCAGTAGATCGTAGTAATGCTTGTTCTCCTGAATGTTTAGCAATTCTTAAAAAACAACAGCAATACCATAAGGACATAAAACGTGGGCGTTATAAAAAATTATCAAACACAAAAGGAGAACCATAAGGAGAACCATCATGATAACTGAAATTATTGTAGGGGTTCTTGCCTGTACCAGTAGAACCTCGGAACATGGCCCCGTCACAACAACCTATTTTACCTTTGTGTCAAATGATCCGTATCAGGCCCACCGTCTTCCGGCTGGCTGGGTTCTTCAAGGCCAAAAACCATCCGGTGTTCCCTGTAAAAAACTCGTCACCATCGAACTGCCGGATTATATTCATGATGCCGATAGCGATTTTGGCACTCACTATATCTCTGAATATTCCACCAAAGACGGCAACGCAAACAAGGTTTTCTTTTCCTGTGATGCTACCCCCGTTCTGGACGGCTTTGAACCCGCAATCAACTCCGCTATTCAAACCATCAAGATCTCCACACCAACCCCATCCGGCAAGCGCGAGGATCTTCCCGCCAAAGTTCTTTCTGTCTCTGAACTGTATTGATACTTCCACCCTGCTAAAAAATAGGGAGCACCCAAGGTTTCAAAACCAAAGGCACTCCCTATTCCTGTTTGTATAATTCTTTGCTGTTTTTACTCAAGCGTAAAATTTACTTGTGATCCAACGACTCTTTATGGTATACTATTCTCCAGAGGATTGAAGCTCCGCTGAATTTCACCCAACTTTATAAGCGCTTAGGCGGCCACCTCCCACTAGCCGGAAGGCTGAATGGAGGTTTAATCATTTTCGCCTTTCGGCAATCTTGTTGTCGGAGGTGATGCCATGAATTCTATTGTGGATGTGCTTACAATCGTAAGCTGCATCGGTACATGGACTGGCGTTTTTGTGGCCATTTATTTTGGCCGTAAAAAGAAATGAGGCTACCTAACTAGCACTTAGGCGGCCTCATCTGAACTGGGTACATTGTAGCAGATGTATTTGGTTCATTTGTAGCTAACTGAGGTGTTCGCTTATTAAGAGCTTCAATCCTCTATTTGTATTATATACCACATGTTGTTCGCTGTCAACCTTAACGCTTAAACAAAAACTCCTGTATATCATCAAATGCTCGCTGCATCTGCTCCACATTGTCGCCGTTCAGGTTGTGCCCCAGCTGTGCAAATTCTGCCCGCAGCAGCATGTTAATGCTTTCATCCAGGCTATTCAGGTGCTTCTTCACACCATCCAACTGTTTGTCAAACGTGTCGCAGCGCCCTTCCACCGTTTTCAGCCGCTCTTCAATCTTGTCCATCCGGGCATCCTGATCTCTGTTTGGCTTTTTCAAAAAGTTGTTGAACTTAACCCCCTGGGCAATCGCATTCGAAATACTAACCACCGCCGCACAAGCTGAAAGCACCAGCATCAGTATGTCCTGCGCCGTAAATGTAAATACCGGGTTAGGCATCTGCGTTCACCTTCTCTCCGGCAGCAGCTTCACCCGCCTTCATCTGCTCGTAAGCCGCCTGGGCAATCGCACGCGCCTGCTCCTCTGTAATGGTAACGCCGGCCTGCTTGGCCACTTCCATAATCAGTTCTGCGGCGCGTCTGTTCTTTTCCTCGCCGGAAATATCGTTAAAATATTGCTTGATATATTTACAGGCGCTTAACCCCCACTGCATCAACAGCGGGTAACCGCTCAACAGGTTCAGCGCTTTATTTACTGTCTCCTGGGCGTTCGGCATCACATATTTGCCGACCATAAAAGCAATCACGCAAACCAGGCCCATCACAATATATACAACTCCCTGTTCCATACCTAACCTCCAATTTCTTCTGTTTCACTTGTCTCATCAATCGGCGTAAAAATTTCATCACCAGGGGGCGCATTGTCACCCTCTGTTTTTTCTTCTTCCGCTACGTTTTCCCTCACCTTAATCCAGGCGTTACATAAATTCTCTGCACTCATTGCCGCAAACAGCCCAATATTAAAAGATGATTCCGGTAACTGTCCGGTCCTAAAACACAGGATCATGTATACAATCGCGTAAACAATCGTTGCGCCCATTGTAAAAACAATAATCTTTTTGCTGAACCTCATCAGGCTCCAGTTTTCCTTCATAAAAATCACCTGCTTTGGCGGCACTCAGGTATGGCTCTTCACCGCTTTTTGGCTGATATAACCATAAACCGTTTTGAACCAGCCGTCCACGACCGCCTCATACCCAATGCAAACAGGCTTGCCGGTCTTGGCATCCGGGCTGCTGATCACCCCAACGGACTGGTACTGCATTCCGGCACCCTTGCGCACATTCCATTTGCCGTTGTTCAGGGTAATGGCTTTTGTCACAGTCTTTTTCACTGCCGGTTCAACCTTCGGCTCATCAGCCGCTTCCTGCTTGTCCACCTGTACACTGTGCTGGTTTGCATTGGCCCACAAAATCACACCGCTGCTGGCCGGCTTAAAGTCATCATCCAGCCAACATAGCGGGTTCTCGCGCACACCTTTCCAGCGCACCTCAAAGTGCAAATGGGCACCAAAACAGTTGCCGGTCTGGCCACTGTAGCCAATCACTTCGCCGGTTTTCACCTTCTGTCCAACCTTCACCGTGATAGAATTCAAATGAGCATACAACGTTTCCAGCTTGCCGCCTTTATACGCCGTATGCTCAATCTTCACCATATTGCCATAACTGTTGGTGTCGCCCTGGGTCACTCGCCCATTCCAATGGTAAACCACGCGCACCGTTCCGTCTTCCGCCGCAAACACCGGTGTTCCCACCAAAGCGCGGAAGTCGATTGCTCTGTGCAGCGCCCCACTGTTATATTTCCAGCCAGCCGTAATCACATGCTGCGCCAATGGCCACCCAAAACACACCTCTCCATTCTTCAGCCGCATCTTCCATCAGCCTCCTTTTAACATTCCATCGTATTGTAAAGTAATTTTGCTTCACGGTTATTTTAGCTTAGTTAATAATCTCACCTTTGTATTTGTTGCCATACTGTATGCTTCTCACCTCTTAGTCTTCAATAATAAACCATCCGGTTGCTGTTATGACATCAGTATTCAAGCCCCCAATTTCTGTTTTATATGGTTTAAATGTGAATGCTTCAGGAACATAAAAATTTATATATATTTTACCACTCAAATTACCAGCGTATCCGATTCCGATTAAATCTCCTCCATCACTATTCGCTCTGTGAATCGTTATAGGGAAACGAGTAAATACTGTCCTTTTTCCACTTGTGGGCTTAAATTCACACAGTTCATATTGAGTGTCTGGATTCATAGCCTTATATTCAGAACTAGATGTTGCAGAACTACAAATGCTGAGTTGGAAATAGACAACGTTCCCAATCCGTTTGCAGAAATTATCACTGCACAACTTAGCCCAGTTCATGCAAGAAAAATCAGAACCAAAATCTTCAACTGCTGTTCCTGTGTTTGCCGGTGTCATATAAATCTGGTTTGCTTTCAGTTTTCCATTTGTCTTAGCCGTATCATACTGGCTTTGTGTCAGGTAGTTAATTACCAAACTGTCCAGCTTTGTATCAGTTGCCATAATCATATACCTCTCGTCACAATCGCGCTCATCGCCGTCAGTCCACTCGGCAGCCCAGTCAGTTTTCCGTTGCTGATGCTTAGGCTCAGATTGGTGCTGCTTGGGCTTCCATACATTGCGCTCTTGTAATACTTGTCACCCGCAAACGCGACCAGGCTCGTAGTCTGCTGGCCCCAGCCGCCGGAACTGGTCATGGTGCCGTAGCCCCAAATCTTGATTGCCCCGTCAGTGCGCTTAAAATTCACGCTGGGATTGGTGTCCGTGACGGCGTATGCCTCAACGTTGTTATTGCTCTCGGCAGGCTCCGCAGTACCGGTAACGTTTACCCCCGCTGCACTTGTAAATGTTTTGCCTTTTGCAACATCCGCAGCAGTAGCGTCGCCAAAAAGAATAGCATCGGCTCCAAGCTTTATGTAACTATTGTGCCGCATAATCTTGTCATCGTCAAAACAATGGATTTTTATGCTGATGTTATCGCTGTCGCTGTCACGCTTAATCGTGATCTCTTCATCGCCGGAGGTATAGTAGCTTAGTGTTTCCCCTGCAAGGTATTCTGTCAGCTTGCCCGTGATTTTGGCCCCCTGCGCATACGCCGTTTTGCCTCTGGCAATATCTTTCGCTGTCGCCGTAGCATCACTGGTATTCGTACCGCCAGAACTGCTGCTCCCAGCATAACTGCCTGTCACATTAAAAATCTTCACACCGCTCTTGATGTTACCGGCGGTCAAATTGCTGTCACCCTTAATCGTCTGGGTTCCATTCAAATACTGGCCGGATGCAATACTTTGGTCACTGGTACCCGGCGTATAAGTCGCAGCACTCTTTTTCGTTACGCCGCTTCCCACATAAGTTCTCGATACTGCATTTACTGTAACCTGGCTCAAACCGTCATAGCCATTGTCTGCCTTGATCGTCTGTGCGCTCTCACTGGGGCTAACTGTCTTGCTCTGAAAACTTGCCCCACTGGCACCACCAATCACAAAACCGCCCTGCATGTCTACCTGCGTACTTCCTAAATAAACTCCCATATAAAAAATCACCACCTGCTAATTGTCACACTTGTTGCACCCACACTGGCTGCCGTAATACTGATCGATTTTGCACTGCTGCCATCCCATGCACCCTGGCTTGTCCCGTTCAGGTTAATCGTTAAAGCTGCATTCACCTTGTTGGCGCTCGTTGCGGCACCGCCTGCACTGCTGGACCCAGCATAATTGTGGGTGTGGCCGCTTGCCGCCTTACCATCAATCAAACCTTTCAATACCTTGCCCTGGTTTGCGCTCAGGCTATCTGTGGTCGAACTCGAAGTCAAGTTGTCCTGGATTCCTCGCCATGTATTCGTATCGGTAAATTTTGCCCCTGCGGGAACATCCGAGTTGATGGAGTGCCCGTTTACTGTGGTAGAGTTACCACCATTTGCAGGCAGAGACCCAATCCATCCTTTTAGAGCATCCTTTGAAATATCCTTGATTTTTGCAGTTGTAGACCCACCGTCACCAGTGGTGTAGCCAGCAATGTACTTTATAGCATCGCCAGTAATCCCGTCACCGTTATATCCGATTTGAATGCTTTTACTCGTGGCATTATAATCAGCAACACCAATCGCAACATCTGCATTTGCCGCTTTTGTCGCATACTTAACGCTCTTATTTGCATCTGCAGTATTGTCCACATTGTCAAGACCAACCTGCGCTTTCGTATGGGTATGCCAGGCAGTAGCAAATTGTTCCTTGTTTGCAGCACGAAGTTCATACCCATTCCAGCAAGCAAGCCAAGTGTAATTTGCATAATCCATGCCGGCTTTTGAATAAGCAAATGTTGTATCTGAAGAATTATTGCCTATGTCTTTTATACTATTATGGGTATGTCCCATAGCAGCTTTCCCATCAACCAGGGCTTTCAGCGCCTTGCCCTGCGCTGCGCTCAAACTGTCGGTCGTACTGTCGCTTGTCAAATTATTTTGGATGCCGCGCCAAGTGTCGGTATCTGTCAGCTTGTCCTGCACCCATCCGCTCCAGGTTCCATTTACACAATGGCGGCGGTAAGCAGCGCTGTCGCTGTAAACAATCTGGGTATAATAATTTCCACTTGCCCGGTGAATTACAATCAAGCCAAAATGCTCTATGTTACTTGGTTTATTTGTTACGCTGTTGCCGCCGCCAGAACTGTAAAATCCCGGCGTCACCACATCGTTTAAGTTCTCGTTTGTCAACACAACCATGGCGGCCTTGCTCTCATTCAGGATCTTACCCTGGTTTGCCGCAAGGCTCTGGTCGGCCGCGCTGCTGGTCAAGCTGTTCACAACCGGCCGCCATGTGTTTGTGTCCTGTTTGGGTGGGGTGTATCCCAGTGCATTCGTTACATTGGCCGCCGTCACACTAAGCACACCGCTGTTGTTTGTAATGTTCGCTCCGGTTTTCACGCCGCCCAACACATTGCTGGTCGCTGTGGGCAGGCTGTATTTGTTCGCCCCCTCGGCAATCCCATCCAATTTTTTCTTATCGGCTGCGCTCATAAAGCCAGCCGCGCTCTGTGTAGCTCCCCCGTGCCCGTGGCTAATGGGCGCAAAAATGGTTTTCAGCTTGCCAAAAAAGTAGCCCAACCCCGCGTTATTCAAATATCCCATTTTACCACACCTCCTCTTGGTTTAGTTTTTAAGATGCCAAAATGGTATCAATTTCAGTATTCTGGATCGCATCAATGGTAAACACCTGGCCAAGTCCATCCCACTTCTCGCCATTCCAGGCATAGTTCATGCCATTGCCAACGTCGTATACATCGCCAATGATCTGGCCGCTAGTCGGCAGATTGTCATAGCTTGCCACACTGCCTTTGTAACGGTACATAGCGGTAATGTCGCTCTTCAGGGCATAGGTGCTTGCCGCGCCAAAAGCATCCAGTTTCTTCTTGTCGGCAGTGCTCATCAGGCCATGGGTGCCCTGGGTGGCATCATTATAGGTGGTGTTGGTGCTGGGGATACCCAATGCCGTAATATCGCCCTTGGCAACCGCAGTCACAGCGCTCACATGTCCGGTCGCATCCACAGTAATTTTGTACAGGCCACTGTCATGTGCGGTATAGCTGGGGTGTACATACTTATTGGCACCGGTAGCAATGCCGTCCAGCTTCTTTTTATCTGCGGCAGTCATCAAACCGTGTACGCTCTGGGTTACATCGTTGTAAGTGGTATTGGTTGGGGTTGCCCATGTGCCATCGCCGCGCAGATACAAACCCTGCTGCCCTTTGGCAGGTGCGTTCACCAGGCCGGAACTACCAGCCGTATTATCAGTCGCACCCTTAAAGTTGGTATAGGTGGTATCTTTGTCGGCAACCCACTTTGCCGTACCATCGGCACTCCAGCCCAGGATCATGCCGTCAGAACCACCTACCGGGATGTGCTTGTTGCCGCTTGTGGCTGGGTGTACGTATTTGTTTGCACCGTCCGCAATGCCATCCAGTTTCTTCTTATCGGCGGCACTCATCAGGCCGGCGCTCGTAGAGCTTGCAGCTCCATAGGTGGTGTTCGGCGGGGTCGTCCAAGCACCGGTCGAATCCAGCCAGCGCTGCGCACCCTTCGTCGGGCTGGGCACCAGTCCGCTCTTGCCATCCGCATCAATCGTTGCGCCGCTCATCACACTGTAGGTGGTATCCTTTTCGTTTACCCACTTAGCGGTGCCGTCCGCGCTCCAACCCAAAATCTGGTTGGCACTGCCGCCTGCAGGGATATGCTTATTCCCGCTGGTTGTCGGGTGGATGTAATTCATCAGCCCGGCCAGTTTGGTCTTTTCTGCCGTGGTGTAATCATTGGTCGAAAGCCCCTTGCCATCAACCTTGTCTACCTTGCCCGCCAGCAAAGCTTTAATCTTCTGCCAGAAATAAAGCAGACCGTCATAACTCAAAAATGCCATATTGTTTCCTCCTTGTCCGTAAAATAAAAAAGCCGCCATGCTAAAAAGCACAGCGGTCAATGTAAGTTTTGCTTGTTATCATTTTACAATTTTGTACGCCTTAAACATCTCATCGTTCACAGCTAAATCACACGCCAAACGGAAGTAAGCCGTGTTCTCCGGCATCGTCACAATAGTATCTTCCATCACTTCGCCGGCATTATTGCTGTCAGTGCCTTTATGGGTAAGTACAGCATCACTGGCATCATAAATAACGTAAAAACAGTTGCCATATTTTGCACTCAAATTACAAAGCTCGTACTGTTCTCCAGCTGCGGCAGTAATTTTGTCACTGATGATCCGCTTCACATCTGTGGTATCCTTGGTCTTTCCCGTTGTAGTCAAGGTATACTTCACATGGTATGGTAGGTTCAATTCCACGCGGGTAATTTTGCTCATTGCGGTCTGGTTCCAGGTGTTCGCGTACACACGCCCCAAACAGTCTACTATATAATAAGGCAGGCTCATGTTTGCAAGCGGCTTTTTAGCGTACCCAATATCCACCACGTTGCCAAATTCTGCCAGCCCTTCTTTCACACCAATAATGTCCACGTTCTTTTTGATAATGTATCCAATCAGTTCGCCCAGTTCACTGGCGCTAAAACTTTTATACCACGCATGGGTCATAAAAGTCAGCCAGCCACCATTTGCTGCCACATTGTCCACCAGTTTCTTGGAATCTTCCAACGTATACAGCCCATTCGTTGGGAATAACTCGCACCGCTTCATGTAACAGGTTTCCAGCGGCGGGGTGTTGATCCCGCGGTCAATCGTAAACCCAACATTAAAGTATTTCCGCATCACCGGCATGTATTCATCTACCCGGTAGCCGTTGGGGTAAACCACGCCGCTTACTTCGTTCACGCCCAGCGCTGAAAATGCCGCAAAACTCTTCTGGATGTCGGCCTCATAATCTGCAGCTGTTTCAAACTGCGTCATAGCGTCCTCTCTCCAGTGGTGGCTCATTACCTCACAGCCGCCGTTTGCCATGGTCAACAGCTGATCCTTGGTCATAAAATTATCTTTCCCAATCTGCGCAGGCGGGCAAGCCAAAGCATAGGGGATCTTTTTCTCTTGGATCACCGGCCACAGCAGGGTATAAGCCTCCATCCGGCAGTCATCGTCAATAAAACTAATGGCCGCAGGCAGCTGTAAACTTGTCTCCTTCAGGGCAGTATGGGTGATCTGCTGCACAATGCTTTTTGGTTCATTTTCTATCGCTGCAATCCCGTTCTCAATGTGGTTCAGCTGGTCAGCAGTCAGCGTTTGCCCGGATGCAAAGTTTTGTTTTACATAGCTCATAATTTACCTCCTTATCCCAGCACCACACTGTCCAGCACCGCTTCACCCAGCACTGCAACATTTTCCTGTGTAACATCTCCGCGGATCATCGCGTCAATCTGGCTGTTAGTAATCTCGTCAATCACAGCTTCTGGGTTTGGGGTGTTGATAATCAGTCGCCCATCTGCATCCGCCGTCACACTCGTAATGCCGGTGCCGCGCACCTTTACTGTACACTTTGCCACATCACCATGTTTCAGCTCCAAATTGGCTTCTGTGGCATCGGCCTTGCTGGCACCAATTGTAAAATCAGTATCATTCAGCATTACCCAACCAGAGTTATAAATATATAAATCTCCGGGCGGCAGGTAATAAAACTTCCCGGCCAGCGGGGCCAATGGCAGCTCACTCACTCGTTCCAGATCGCTTCCAATCCGAACTCGCCCGCCGGCTGTGTCCCGGTAAGTGTTTCCCGTATCCAAGCAGCATACCAGCTGTCCATCCACAATAGGAGTTTTATCCAGCTGCGACTGTTGGATCTCGCATAAAGAAAGTTTTGACATCGTAAAACTCCTTTTTGTAACAATAAAAAAAACCGCCTACCTGCGTACAGATAAGCGGTTTCGATTCAGTATTTAATTTGACAAATTTTGCATTGACAGTATAATAATAGCAGAACTAAGGCACCAATGTTTATTCATTTTTGCCATATCTTCCTCATAGACGTAATAGACGGTCAAGCCTCCCATCTTCCGCAAGGCATTGTGGAGCGCCCCTACTTTGCCTTCCGGCGAATCCTTTTTGCCAGGATGTGATGCTTATGCCGGATCTATCCGTTGTTGATACCATCGTCATTATTGGCGTTGTGTTCACCGGGGTACAAACTGTCGTAGCAGTTATCACGTTTTTTCGTGGTAATAAAAAGTAAAACCGCCCTGTCGCCCACAGAACGGTTTTTTTTGCTATGATGGTTTATCCATTGTAGTTTCATCGTAAACTGAGGCGCGACTGTCTATGTCGGTGCCTTAGTTCTACTATTATTATATATTCAACATAGTTGTTTATCAATACAATATAAAACCTTCGCTGCACAGTGCATGTTCTCCTTGTTTTGCAAAACACTGGCCCTGCAGCGAAGGCTATTTTTTTATGTCAATTTGAAATAACTAACCACTTTGCCATCTCAGCCAATGGTCTTCCAGGTAATAGCGCCCTCAACAACCTTCACGCGGGTATCCATGGCAGTGTTCAGGCCGTCAGCATACGCCTTGGCGGCATCACGGGCAGCATCAGCCTTGGTGGTCGCGTCAGCGGATGCAGCAGCAATGGCCTCGCTCTTGGCGGCAGCCAGCTGTTCAGTGCTTACCTTTGCATCCCAGGTGGCCTTCTGCTCATTGGTCACATGGATGTCGGCATTCGCAGTGTGGGTATCCAGGGCGGTCTGCACAGCCTTGATCTTTTTGTCAGCTTCGGCCTTGGTATAAGCATCAGGCACAGCAACATACAGGCCATCTTCCTCCAGGGTAATGGAGTTGTCAGCCTTGGCGCTCACCTTCACATTCACGCTAATTTTATTGTCAGTAGAAACAGTAACCTCAGCGGTGGAAGTTGCCAGGCCGGTGTAAACATCAATCAGGCTGCCAACCGGGATCTTGATCACATCGCCGCTGGTAATGGTCAGCTCAATGTTTTTGTCCTCGGCATTATAGGTACCGCTGGTCACAACCAGATCCTTGCCTAGCGCAATGGTCAGTTCGTCGCCGCCAAATACCGGCAGCTTGATGGTGCGGGTGCTTGCGTCATAAGTCGGTGCATGCACAACTCCAGTCAGGGTTGTAGCAACGGGGTCGCCGCCCTTGGCAACACTCAGCACCCCATCATTGTAGGTAACATCGGTAACAAACACACCCTTGCTGCCAACAACGCCCTCAATCTTGGCATCAACGTAGTCGGCAACAGCCTTTGTGGTCGGCACATTATCATCACTGGCGTTGGCAGTCGGGATCTCCGTTACGGTGGCCTTGTTCAGCTGGATATAGCTGGTGCCATTGAACACATGCAGGGTAAAGTCGCTGGTGCGCACATAAACAACGCCCTGCACCTGGCCGGAAGCAGGCAGGGTGCTTACCAGTTTGCAGCTCTTGGTGTATTCAACTGCGCCCTTAAAAATCTGCAAGGTGTCAGTCAAAAAATACAGGGTGTCGTTGTCCTTTACCTGCAGGGCTTCAAAGTTAGCTTTGGTACCATAATTAAATTTTACTTCTGCCATAATTATCTCTCCTTAAATTTCATGTTGTTTTTGTCGATTAAAATTCTTGCCAAACAAATCCAGTGCTTGCAGTGTTGAACGGTTCAACAGCAAACTTCCCGGTATCCAACAGCTGTACAATCCACGGCTCGTACTTGCCCGCGGTGTTTTTAATCATTACGGTCTGCCCGGCATAAGTGTCGCTGCTGTTGTTCAGCTGTTCATTGGCTTGCCCGTTGCTGTCAAAAACACGGGTACGGGGGCGGATCGCCTGTTTGCTCTTATCGTCACGGATGTAATAAAATTCCGATGTATCCTTGGTAATAACCAGGTCCTTCTCGTCAATAATTCCATTCGCAATCGCTGTATCCAGGTTTTCCGCGTTACCATAGCCCAACTTGCTTGTGGTTGACATTCTCCCAACTCCTTTCTCCATTTGTCGTTATATAGAAAAAACGCAGGCGGCCAAGTCTTAAAACTCAACCACCCGCATATTTTCATCAGTTGTACTATCACCGCCGCCGGAACCGCCGCCGCTCTTGATCTCTACCGCATTGCCAATCGGGCTTCCGTTGGCGGTCAGCTGCAGCATATCATTCTTGTAGCTCAGGTTGTCGGCCTTGCTGTTCATCATGGTGTTGCTCTTATCAATCATGGCCTTCAGCATGGCCTGCATCGCAATAATCCGCTGGTCCAAAGCATTCAGTGCTTCGTCCGGGATCGTGGCTGCCCAGTCGTAAACATCAACAATTTTAATTTCGCCCGGTCCAACCTTGCGGATGTACTGGGTGGTCCTGCCTTCAGCATCCATCTCAATGTTGCCAAAGGTCAGCTGGAACTCAATCACACCGGCCTCACTGGTCAGTGCTGTGTCAAGTGGCAGCTTATATTCCAGCTTGTTTTTATACAGCTCGTCACTTAGCGTCAAAAACTCGGTGCGATATTTCTTGCTCACCGGCAACCGGTATTCCAGCATCACCACATAGTCGCGCATGTCTTTGCCCTTGTATTCCGGGTCAGCCAAAAAATGCAGGGTGTCTACCAGTTTGCTCTGCTGCATCACGCGCTCCACCACACTGGCGGTCAGGGTATTGTCCTCGTTAATCAGGATTGTGTACATTGCTCGTCTCCTTTCCGCTCACAATGTAGTCAAACTCATTGCGGCTGATTTTGCCCTTGTGCCACAGCGCATTTAGGGTCGCCTCTTTTAATCGGCGATCCAAATACAACCGCCGCAAACTCTCCACAAAGTCACTCATAGCACACCTCCTTCAATCAGGCTCAGGGTATAAGCATCAATAATAGCCTCAGGGGTTTTGGCCCCCAAGGCTTTCAGCTTGTCATATTCGTAAACACTGATCTCTTCCAGCTGCACGGTATCGTATCCTGCCGCCGGAATGTTATAGTATCCGTCAACATGCCAGATGTAGCGCCCATCACTGCTCACAATTCCTTCGGCATCATCTGCTGTGCAGTTCACCATAATCCCGTGTTTCGCCTGGTATTTCACAAAACTCAGGTGGTCAAGGGTATCAATCACCTGGCCGTTATATATCACCTTGTAATGCATTTCGTCCCTCAACCTCCTTTACACGCTGAACATCACGCGCACGCCATGCTGCTCATTCGGGGTAACATAGCTGTAAATCTGACCGTCTGCCGCAACCTGCAAAAAGTAATCTGCATACTGAACATTCGGGCTGCGTGTCCAATAAGTGGTGGCCGCGCCATCATCGTCATAGCAGATTCGGCTCTGATTATCCGTCATGTAACTGATCGTTGTGCCTTCATAAATATACGGCTCACTGTTCATGCTGGGGTTCAGCTCATATGCAGCCGGTATAAAGAAGTAACAATCCGCCGTTACAACTTCCTTGGATGTTCCACCCGCACTGGATGTCACTTTTACCTGCTGGATCAACTGCTGCCATCCAATCGGCAAGGCATTCGGCAGCCGATTGTCCAGGTAGGTGCGCAGCGTTGCTGCGGGCCAACCGCCATTGTTGTAATAGCTGCTGGTAATCGGCATCTTGCGTGCCAGCGTATTTTTCGCCAAAAACGTCATTGCGCAGCGCTTGTTTGTGTTATCGCTTAAATAATACTGCTTAAATCCGCACATCTCAAATTCGCGGGTTTCATGCGGCCATGCAGCCAGCTTCCGGCAGGCATTGTCACCCAGGTCTGCATACCAAACTTTCGCCCAGTACACATCACCCTTGGCAAACCGTTCATATTCCCCGTCATCTGCCTTGGCGCAACCAAACACCAGCGTTGCATTGGTCTGTGTAATTCGTCCACGGTTAATCTCGGTGTAAACAATGTCGTCACCGTAAATGTTGGCTGTATACACATGCAGGTTGTTTTCGCCCTTCTTGTGGCGCATTACCACCATGTCACGGGTTCCAACTGTGGCAGCCGTTGCGCTTTCGGTGCCCCAACTGATCTTGGCTCCATTATTGTTCCAAATGCGGATGCCATTCATGCCGTTGGTTTCAAAACACTGCATCAGCACAGCATTGGCCGTATCGGTTGTGGTCATCCGGTAATCCACCGCCAGCACCCAGTCCCGGTCTTCCTTCAACAGCTGCACACCGGTGTCCACATAGTTGGTGCCATCAAAGGTCTTTTTCTCGTTGATCAAAATCTTCTCTTCAATGTCAGAGTAGCTAAAGTCGTTGCCCAGCGTAATGGTCACAGCGTCTTTGGGGCTAACCACCTTATTCTCCACACCAACCTTTTTCATTGCGTAAATCTCAACCGGGCGCAAACTGCCAATCTCTTTGCCGTCAAAATAACCAGAGGTATATTCGCAGCTGTCATATACCGCATTGATGTCCTTGTCTCCGTTCACATACCCGCCCTTGTCCCAATGGTCAAACAGGTAGAACTTATAGGCACCTTCCTCCGCCGTGTAGGTCGGGGTATCGCCTTCGTACAACACCATGCTACCATAGGGGGCAACTGTTTTCTGCTTTTCCGCACCATTGTTCAGGTAGCGCACGGTATACTTTCGCACACTCTCGGTATATTTGGCCGTTACGGTCTGGTTGGTAAATACTGTAACAAACTCTGTGTCCCATCCGGCATAGGTAAAGTCAGTGCTCACCGTGCTCTTCTTGGTCGGCTTCGGGATCGGCTTCTCCGCACGGGTCACAGGGTCAACAGCCTTACCACCCTTGTCAATGTACTGCACATCCAAAACTGTGTGCTCGTCATCATCATTCACAAAGGTCCAGGTAAACTGTTCCACCAGCGTGTTGTAACTGATCTTCAAATCCGGCCACTGTGCATTAAACTCTGCCAGCTTCTTTTCACGCATAATGGGCACATGTACCTTGCCCTCCAGTACAGAGTGCTCGGTGTTATAGCCGTTCTCATCCAGGCCGGTCATCGTGTACAGCCGGTCAAGCAGCGCTGTGTCCTCGCATTCCCAATCAAGGCCAGTCAGGCGCACGCGGTTCAAACCTGTGCATTTTTCCAACATAGCTTTCAGGTCAATGGTCGGGCAGCTTTCCACAACCAGTGTGGTCAGGTTTTCATAGCCGTCAATCTTCAAATTGGTCAGGTGGTTCAGGTTCTGTGCCGTCAGGCTTGCAATCGCAGGCAGTTCAGCCTTTTCAATCTTGCCGCCTTTGGCAAACGCCACACCGGTAATACCGCTACCGCCGGCATAAAAATCGGTCAGGTTTACACATCCCGCCAAACTGATGGATTTCTTCAGGTTCGGCACATTCTGCAAATTCAGGTGCTCCAACAGCGTATTGTTACCAACCGCAAAGTCGGTCAGGTTTGTGTTGCGGTAGCCTTCGGTGCCGTTACCAACCTGCAAGTCGGTCAATTTCGCACCATGGCTAAAATCAACATACCCAGGGTAAAATCCACTAATGTCGCCAATGCTCTGTATCAGGCTGGCATTATAAACATAAACCTCGGTATCGTTCATGGCTGCAATCGGGCACTCAATCGTGTAGGTCTGGCCGCGCTTACCGCGCATTTTTACCGGGTTAGAGCCATACAAAACACTCACATAGGTATCTGCATACGGGCGGATATGGAACGTACCGTCCGGCTGCACACCTGTCCAGTTGGTCGGGGTATAGCCGCGGATCGTCATATCATCAGCCGTGCAGGTCGTGCCGCTGTACTTGCTCGCAATATACTTTTCCTGGTACTTCTGGTACTGACGGCGCTGGTGGCGCTTGTTGCCGTGCATCATCGGCAGGTAACTGGTCGTTCCATTGTCTTCATAGGTGCGGAAATATTTGCGCCGCATATCCATGATCCAAAGCTTTTCGGGCTTCACATCCTGGTACGCCTCAATCTTGCGCAAAATACGGTTTGCACTCCAGGCCAAAGCGCTCTCACGGTTCAGGTACATCTTCTGCAAGTCGTCCGCAAAAAGATCTCGTACTTTGCACCACAGCTTGCTGTCTGCCGCGTTAAACACGCTCTTGGTGCCAATGGTGTCGGCATCCTCATAGCCGTAAGTCAATGTCAATCCGCCCTCGTTGTCGTTGCCCTGGCAGGTATCATTATCATAATCCATGCAAAAATCCCAATGGATCAGATCTTCTGTGTGGGGAAACACATTCTTGGCGCGGTTATCCACCATTGTGTGGCGCTCAGTGAACAGATAAAAGAATAGCACACTGTCCTTGATAAAGTGGTCCTCAAAGTGGGTCTTAAACTCTTCATCATCTGCATTTACTACCCAGGTCAGCAAGCTCTGCCAGGCATTCTTTGCCGCCTGTTTTTCTTCCTCGGTGCAGTTTTTGCTAATATAACGGAACTCAAAGCTGTGTTCGCCGTCCCAGGTTTCCTGGCTCAGATCATCACTCAAAAAGCGGGTCTGGGCATCGGTGTTATTGTCGATCTCAACAATAACTTCCTTGTGGTTTTCGGGGTCCATGCCCTGGGTGTCATTGTTCTTCTTGCTGTTGCCAATATCACCGCAGGCGTAAAAATGCCACTGACCGTCCTTAAACACCGTCGCGTTCTCCACGTCCGTCTCCTGGATAAACACCACGCACGGGTAAAACGCCATCGTATCGCGCACCTTCGGGTTATCTTTCTTTGCCTGGCGAATATATGGGTTAAACGTGTTGTAATCATCTGCAATGCAGGCGTTGTTTGCGTTTTCAGAGCTTGCAATGTTTACCTTGATATTAAAATATTTCTCCGGGATACTGTTCTCAGTCAAGGTATAGGTGCTGCCGGTGCTGTCGTCGCCAAACGTAAATCCGCCTGAACAGTTAATGTCAATGTTTCGGCCGCTCTCGCCATACGCATTGGAGCTGGTGCCCTGTCCTTTATGGCTGCCGGTCGCGGTCCAGTTATCCTCCACAGCGCGTCCGTTCTTGTAAATCTGCTGGATGGTGGTATTAAAAACCTCATTCTTTTTGCCGGTCGTAAAGGTCGGGGCGCTGATCTTGATAATGCGCAGGTCCGGGCATTTTTCGGCCAAAAGGTCAGCATCCAATTCGCCGCTCACGTTGGTAATATCGTTGCGGTTATAGCGTTCAATCATCAGCTCGGCGTTCTTGGCATCCGCAATAAAGTTGTCCAGGATCTCATCGTCCGTCAGCTCCATGCCGTAGGTCTTCATGCGGTATACCTGCACATCACAGTCCGCAGAACCAATCGTAATGCCAACCGGGCTTGCCTGTGTAAAGTTGTCGCTTGCATCGTACAGTTCCACCTTACAGGGGATACCGTCGCACCATAGCACCATCTCTTTATACTTGCTGTCCGGCAAAATATTGAACTCAAACTCCAAAAAGTCATCTTCGCAAATCGGCAGCTCAATGCGGTTCTGCTGGCTGGTCAGTGTAATCTTCTGTGCCTGTACCGTCAAACCAACGTTGCCATTTGCGCAGGTTAGTACCGTAGCATCATAGTCTCGCACATTGGTGGTCTTAAACACCAGCTTAAAGTTCTTACCCTTCTTTTTGGCATCGTCCGCAAATAGCTTATAATCCAGCGTGGCGGTAGTTCCGGCTTTCACGCAAAAGTAAGTATCGCCGTCCTCGTCAATCTGGTAGCCGCCATTGCTCCAGTCAAAGTTGTCGCTTACCGTCATTGCGGTATTGCCATCGGTCCACAGGCGGTTTTCGTCTGCATTGGTTCGGCCAGATGGGTTAAAGTCAAACATCAGGTTGGTTTTCACCGGCTCAATGTTAATACCCAGCTCGGTAATTTTTACATTGATGGTCTTTACCGTCTCGCCGCAGGTAATGGTCAGCACATGGCTGCCAAGCTCACTGCTCTTGTACGTCCAGGTCTGTTTGGTACGTCCTACCGTCAGCTTGCCGGAAACAACGCCATCCACAGCCAGGGTCACATTGGTGTTGCTGCTGGCCGGGTCATACACGGTATAGCTGATCGCAACATTGCTGTACTGCTTGGCACTGTAATCCAGCACGGCGCAACTGATAATCGGAGTATTATTGCCCTCTTCCACCCACATAATATCGTGGCGCAGGGTGTTGCTTGTCACCTGTTTGCCATTGATCTCCGCCGTCATGCTCACTTCCAGCAGGTGGCTGCCGTGATTCTTGGCGGGCAAATTGTAGGTCATCTGGCGGCCTGTCACTGCAGTGCTTGTTCCGCCAATCGCCTTGCCATCCAACTTGAAGCTGATGTTTTTGGCAATATTGCCATACGGAGTAAACCGGTAAGTTACTTCTCCAGAATAAAAAAGAGAGTCATCAAAAATGCTCTCCAAATAAAACTCAACAACATTAACCGACCAGTTCTTGCTGCCCACACTGCCCATGCTGTCCGTAACCTGTAGCCGCACGGTGTTGTCGCCGCTGTGCAAGTATTGCGTCACATCAAAGGTGTTCTTGCCCTGGGTGATGGTCGTGGTTGCCACCTTGGTGTTGCCCACATACCAGTTGCCAGTCGCATTGCCGGTGTCATCGCCAGCATTGTCCACACTCGTAAACTTAAAGCCGATCAATGCACTGTCGCCCTGAACTACCGTCAGGCTGCTGTCACCAATTCGTTCAATGGTAATGGTGCTGGTTGCCTCACCGCCACCACCGCCACCACCTTTAATGGTAACAACAGTCTTGGTTGTGCCGTCTTCCAACAGGCTCAAATGACCGTCATCACTGGTGTAAGTAATGTCGTACTCATGACCGTTGCTAGGCTTAATATCTTTGATCTTTTCCTGGATTTCTGCAATATCGCTGTTTGCCGTATCCACACTGCCCTGTAAAGCTTTCACGGTATTCTTGGTCACAGTCAAATCATTGGTAAATCCATCTAGAGCAGTTTTGTCCGCCTTATCGGCCAGCAGTTTGTCGGTTGCTTCCTTATTATAATAATCACTCTGCAAGGTGTTCGGCAGGTCGCCCACACTATCCTGCAAAGCTTTCACGGCCTCGTTGTTGTTGGTCTTGTATTCATCCAGCGCTGTGCTTACCGGGTCTACCGCCGCGCTGATCTTAGCATCCACTGTCTTGCCATATGCGGTCGTCCACTCTGCGCTGGGGTCGGTACTCAAGGTTACAGTTTTAATCACCGCATCGCCGTTATAAAATGTTAAAGCACGGGTGCTTGCATCATACGCGCAGTTAAAAGCCGCCAATCCGTCGATCCCAGAAATCTTGCCTTCCAACAGTGTAACAAAGCCGTCCACTTCTTCCTTGTTATAATACTTGGCAAGCTCCGTGGTCAGCTCAGTTTTCTTGGTGTAGTTGGTGTCAAGGTTACTCTGCAGCTCCTGTTCAATTCCTGCTGCCGCATTCTGGATCTTATTATCCACACCCGCCGCAGCGTTGGCTGCATCCTGGGCGCTGGCCTGTGCGGCACTGGCATAGCTGGAAGCCTGGCCAACCTTCTCGTCCATCAGGGCAACAAAGCTTGTGTACCAGTCGTTGTCCGGTTCTACCATCTTGGTGCCACTCAAAGCCTCCAAGATATTCAGCTCGCCGTCCGGTCGTGTGCGCCACATATAGGTTTCGCTGCGTTCATTTACACCGGTTGCAGTGATCTCAAAGCGCACTGTCCCCTTCTTGCTTGTCACACTATTTGTAACCAGCCAATAGAACCGGATTGTATCCTCATTGTAGGTAACATTGATCGGCGTGGCATATGCTTCCTGTCCGTCCACGTTCAAGTAATGTACCTGTAGCATCATCTGCATCAAATCAATGCCGTCATATCGCCGCGGCATCTTAAATGGGATCACCTGGCTGTTGGTTTCCTGGGTAATGTTGATCTGGCTTTCGTCCATCACAACATTTTTCATCTCGTCAATGGTCGAAAACGCATCGTCGTTATATTGGCTGTACCATAGGTATTTTTCACTGCGGGTGTAGCCGCCGTCATCATTGGCCTGCGCCTCCGGCATATCAACCACCGCGGCCATGGGGGCAGCTTCAGCCTGCAATACCACAGGCTCTGCTTTGGCCGCCATCTCAGCCGCCATCCGTTTCGACTCTTCAAAACTTAATGCCATGTTTTCCTCCTCCCCTTTCTATTTTTTCAAACAAACAATACAATATGGGCGTGGCACTTATCGCCATCGCTGTTCAGCTTCACGCGCCATTTGGTGTATACTGTGGATGTGTTCAAAGCCTGCTGCTTGTATACATTCTGCAGTCCGCTTCCGCTGTCCCACACATCCGTCCAGTTGTTGCCGTCGTTACTGGCCTGTACCCACACTCGGTTAATTCTGTTTTCTGTTCCGGTCTTACTCACACTGACCACAACCCATGCGTGCTGGCAACCGCCAGTCGTCACCACGTTGCTGTAATGGTCGCCGTTGGTCGTATCTTTATCAATCGTTGCAATTCGGCTTCCGGCTCTACCAGTCAGATCGGCAATGCTTTCGCCGTTCACAATCTTATCTTCTGTGCAGCCAATCCCTTTGCGGAAATCGGCCAGGTTCACGCGCACTTCCGGTGCCCAAAAATTGCCGTCACTTTTGTATGCACCCTCGTCAATATTACGCAGCGCAAAATACTCGCTGTCGGTTCCAAAACCCATGTCATGGGCAAAGCCGTAGCTGCGCCTGGTCAGGGTACCCTGCGTGCAGTTGCCATTCTTATCAATAAACTTCTTATCGCTGGCCACATCATTGGCGGTTGCCGCATTGGTGGTGTCATCCTCCAACAGGGCTTTGGCCGCCGTGCTTGCGGTTCCCCACAGCCACATCACGTTATCGTAATAGCATCCACTGTAAATATCGTTGGTTTTCTGGTTGTCTGTGGCTACACACAGCCGGGTCACACCGTCTTTTTTCTGCACGGTCATCTTGGTGCTTTCGCGCTCGCCGCCCTGCAGCTGGGTCGTGGCAGAATAAGTCTTGATAGATCCTTTCACCAACTTACCATCTACCCAGGCAGTTTTTCCTTCCAGGATAGATTTTTCATCCGCAGTGCCCGGCGTATTGCTGCCCAGCCCGCTTGCGCTAATCGCACCGCCGCTGTAATAGCCGGCCTTGATCTGGTAACTCTCGCCGTTGGCCAACTCTGCCGTTACATTGCCGTAATTCTGCATGGTGCCGGTTTTCAAGGTTTTGTTCTTGCTGTAAAATGTCTGTCCTGCCAGCACCTGGTCCGGCAAAGCAGTCGTGGCAGCCAGCTTGGAAGCCCCAATGCCGCTGCCGTTAGTAAAATTTACAATGTTTCTCCTCGTATCGTACTGGAAAATCACCCACTGCCCGGCACCAATCGCACCGTCACCCAGCCTCTCTGTGCCGCAGTAGGCGTTGCTGGTCATGTCTTTGCCATTGATCACCAGTCTGTGCCCGTCACTGAACGCCGTGGTAAAATATGCTTTGCCGTTGGCTGCGTTGCTGTAACTGCTGCCGCTCTTGCATGTCAGGGTATGGGTTCCGCCGCTGTAACTGTAGCTATATTCATGGATCATCATGTCGGGGTCAAACTTGCCGTCAATGATGTAATTCACCGCTCCGGCATAGTGCTGTTCCAGTGCAGTAATCGCATGTTTCACATGGTTAATATCCGCAGCTTTAATAATGTATTTGCGCAGGCCGCTGTTCTGGTTCAGGTAATTGCTGGCCTCGGTATACTTGCCGTCTGCCAGGTACTTGGTGTACTGGGCTGCCGCTGCGGCATGGCCGCTGTCCAGGTCGGCATTGTCTTCAAACGTATCAATACCTTCCGGGAACTTTGTATATGTATCTGCCATTTCTTATCACTCTCCTGTCTCATCTTTTACAGGGTACGGGTAATACGGGTAAAACCTCATCAGCGTCACATCCATCGTTCCCTGCCCCAAGCTCTTATCAATCTTTTTAATAATAAATTGCACGGCTGTCTTGCCGCCCATGTAACGCGGGCAGTATTCAACCTTGGTGTTCACATCCAACCACGGCACCAGCAGCATCTTTACCGTAATGCTGTCGGTCAATCGCGCCCGCTTCCATAGCTCATATTCAGCCACATCCAAAATGCCGTCATCTGTGGTGTAATTGTCGTATTCACCGCCGCTCAAAACTACATTGCGCCGTCCAATTCGTTCAATGCTGAACGGGCTGTTCAAAAACTGGTCGTCCTCCTCATACCCTTCAATATCCGGGTTGGCGGTACTTACAACTTCCAAATTCTGGCAGTTCTCGGTTTCTTTCAGCTTGTCCAGCTCTTCCTTGCTCGGTTTTGCATCTTTCAGCATCACCATGGCGTGCGGCTGCACCTGCCCATAAAAATAAAAGCGCCCTTTGCCGCCATTCTCATTCGGGGAATAATCGGCATCGTAGCGCACCACATATTGTACTTTTGGTTTCATACAGTCCTGCTTGGCCTTTTTGTTGTTGCCGGCTTCATCTGTGCTGATGGTATACAGGCTCAAAACATCGGTCACAACCGCATCGCTGCTCTCTGTTGCTTTGGCGCTGATCTTCATCTGGTACCCTTTGTTGGCATCGTACAGGTCGGCCACATTGTCCGGCGGCGTAAACAAAATCAGCTTCTTACCGCTCAATGCCAACCCAACCACGTTTAATGTCATGGTTTTCTTTGTCGTATCCACCACTAGGTCTGTGCAGCTCACATCCGGGCTTGCCGCAGCGCCAAACACCTCTACGCAGTTTCGCACCTCGCTGTAATCCACCGTTGCGTCTTCGCTGATGATCAAATCATTGAACACATCGGCATTCAGCACCAGCGGGTCATCCTCACAGCTTGGGATCTGCTGGCATTTGAACACATCATCATCAAAAAATATTTCAAACGGGTAATATAAATCCCGCAACTGTGTCAAAATTGTCCACACACTGGTCGCCGCATCAAACTCCTGGTCATAAGGGATCGTTCGGTTCCAATATTCTACAAATACTTTGTTGATCCCCACTTCCTGTAATAGCTCCACCATTGCCCTGCGGATTCCGCCCCCGGCCTTAAACACGGTTTTAATACCTGTCAGCTGTCCGGCCAACGTGTCATTCAGCATTGCTGTCAAGTCCATACAGTTAATGGTCAGGCTCCGGGTCTGCGTGTCATAGTTGTATCCGTTCTGGCTGAACACATATACCCCCTGGCTGTACCAGATAATATCGTCCAGCATCGGGGTCTTCACACCAATGTAAATCCAAACATACTTGTTCATCCACTCGCTCTCGCTGTACTGGCTGATCGCATGTTTTTCGTCCAGCACAATGGTCGAAGTGTACGTTCGCCGGATGTCCGCATCTGCATCTACGGAAATTCTTCCCTCGGTCGTAATGCCCTGCAAACTGTCAATCGTCTTCATCCGGTCGTTCAGCAGGTCAATGCGGGTGTACAGCTCAATGTTATGGGAGTATAAAGTTCGTATGTCTTCTGTGCTTGGCACATACATCGCGCATCAACTCCCTTCAATATCTTCTGCAATAAACCCGTTGCGGTACAAATCGGTGCTGCTTTCCAAGCTGCCAATCTCCACAAAATCAAACGCTACGGCAACCTTGTCATAATGGTCACTGTAGCTGATACTCGGCTGGTTAATAATGTTCGCCATCCAGCTGCGTCCGTCAAACAGCTTCAAAATCTTCGGCTTCTTGTTGGTACACCAGTCCACAAACTGCTTGCGGTACCGGGCACCGCCATCCCCGTCATAATCATCCGTATCAAAACTGTATTTCAGCACAGTAGCCGTAAAATTGCCCTGTTCATAGTTCAGATCGCTGCCGTAAATCACATACGGGTAACGGCTGCTCATAGTTTCCACCACACTGTTTGGCTGTGTTCTGGTCGTACTGGTCACGCTGGCATCAAATAACAGGTGGTAACTAATGTCTCCGTCCGTCAGCACCGCACCGTCAAAGCTGCTCAAAATCTTGTTCGTGAACATGTCCTGCTCAGCATCGTCAATAATCGGCACAAACGCATACTCATACTCGGTGTTGCGCCCGTCTGCGTACCAATCAATGTGTACCCAGTTGTTCAGTTCTTTTTCCCATTCCTTCAGGGTTTCATCATTCACCGGGGTTGGCCGGTGCTTGGTCGCCAGAGTAATCCAGTTGTAGGTTCCAACCCGGCGTCGTTTTAACCGCATCTCGCTGATCTGTTCCGCCCGGTAGCGCAAGTTGCCGCCCAGGGTATCACCGTTAAAAGCCGCATAAATGGCCGTCTGGGCCTGCCATCCATTGTCCAGATTGTACTTGCCGTAATCCTTGTCGGCATCGCGGCTTAACAGCAGGTCGTCATAAACACCGTTCTGCAGTTTCAGCACATTCAGCGCTTCATTATAAGGCGGGTATGGCAAAATCGCATTCTGCCCCATCAAAATATCGGCTCCCACAATCATTCCACACCCCTCCTTTACTCCCAGTGCAGCTCAAACAGGCCGCCCTGGTTTTTCAAATACACCTTAAACCAACCACTTGGCGCACTGGTTTTTACATTGCTCTGCAAACAGTATCCGCCGCAGGTCAGTTCCAGGTAATAACATGTTTTCTTTTCGTTCGTCTGATAGTTGTAGGCATTGCTGCTGTAATCGTCCGCAATATCGCGGCGGCATAAAAACAGCTTCAAAGCATACGGATCTTCGTCCATTGTTGGCATACTGATCCCGTTGCTCCGTTTGTTCCACAGCCCAATCAGCAGCTTGTTCCAGCGGTCGCTTCTCATGTTCAGCCCCAGGGCATAGCTGCTGTCCACCACGCTTCCTTCTTCAACATGGCTGCCCTGTACCTTAAATCCGTCTTTGAACGTCATGTCGGCCTTAACCGGGTCAGTGTCATCCACTGTCAGGTCTACTGCCTGGTCCCCGGCCGATCCGCTCACATAGTGGTAGTCATCCTTGTTGTCGTTACGGTCCTTGCCCTCAATCGTCACAACATAAGATTTCACCCAAATGCAGCCCTCTTCATAATGGTTTTCCAGCGCCACAGCCGCATAGCCGTCACCGCCAACATAGCCAATCAGCAGCTCACAAAATCCAGTGTCCAGCTTCATGCCGTGCTGGGTAATGCCCTGTGCTCTGGCGTAATAAGTCGTGTCGTTGCGTAAGTTGCTGATAATATACGCCTTGTCCGGTACCCGCAGTGTCTCGCTGCTTTTCACCAGGCTCTTGCTGGCATCATACAGTTCAATCGTATATTCGTTCAGCTCTTCGCCCTGGGTGCTCTCGTATTGCACTGTAAACTCAAAAGCACTGTATTCAATGTTGGTTTTGTCCTTGGTGCTGATCTCTTTGAACTTAAACACCGGTGTCTCCACACAATAAAACAGCAGAATGTCGCTCCATTCGCTCCACGCACTGTCCTGGCCGCATACCCGTACTTTAATGCCAAACGCCGCGCTGCTGTTTGTAATGCTGCTGGCCTTCAAAGTAAACTCGGATCTCTGGGTACTCACCTCACCGCTCTGGTAAGTTGGGCTGCCCAGTTCCTCAGCACTCATGGCATTGGCCCAAATTTGTGCCTCCACCTTGGTAATCACACCAATGTATCGGAACCGGAATGTATAATCTTTTGTCGCATCAAATGCTGATACGGTATATAATGCTGGTTTGCTCATCCTCCCGCCACTCCCCTCCCTCTCTAAATAACAAAAAGCCGCCCAACCAATCAAGGTCAGGCGGTTATTTTTATTTTTTCAATAATGCTATTGGCTTATGTTTATTTTACGCTTTCTTCCGGCTTATCATCTGCTGCATCAACCGGTGTTTCCGCGGCCTTTTCTGCCGCAGCCTTCTTAGCCGCTTCCATCTCTTCCTGTATCGCGCTCTTGCGGATATTCTGCACATCACGCAGCAAACTCTCCAAAATCAGCTCCACTGCATACGGCGGCAATCCAACCTGGTTCACACCGTCACAAATGTAAGTCTTCAACTGTTCGCACTTCAAGTTAAAATTTTCCATCATAAAAGCTCCTCATCAAAATTAAACCAAAATGCCGCCAATAAACCGCAGCCCATGTTGTTTCAGCTTTACATCGGTCACATAACCCTGCGCATTTTTTACAAGCTCAATACCATAAACAAACGGTACGGCCTGGGTGTTTGCGTCAAGAGTGGTTACTTCTTTGCTGCCGTCCCAGCCTAAAGTTTGGCCACCCCAGTTGGTGGTGCCGTCATAAACATAAAGGGCGGGAATATCACTTCCGGTTTTATATAACTGAATATTGCCATCTGCACGAACTGTAGGATAACATAGATGCAAAGCACCCCCTACAACATTAACGTAATTTGTTGTTGAATCAAGTTTCAATGTGGTTGTTGTCAATTCTTTTTCTATTGCTACATCCCCCGCAAATGTAGAGCTGTATGTGTTTATTGCAGTTTTGAATTTTATAGTTTCTTCGTCATCATCATAACGACTAAATGATAAACAATCTGGACTATAACTGCTTCTATAAGATACTTTACCATTGTCATAAGTCGTTAAATCTAGCGTAGCGTTTTGCATACCAACATCCTGATAGTAGGTGTCATATAGACGCGCAAGTTCTCCACCATTCCATCGAGAAGTTTTTATGGCTAATTCATTATGACCAAACGTCATATTTCCTGTTGAAATAAAACCGTTATCAAGATCAAAGTAAACATTATGTCCGCCATTATCTTTTTTTGATGCTAACATGCCAGTAGCAATATAAGAAGCGTTAAAATACACATCGCCAGTAGCTTCATCAATAAACATGCCCTGGCTTGCTCCATTATTGGTCAGTCGGTTAAAGATGTCCTCCTGCGTCAGCTTTTTATCAACCGCATCAATCACTTCGTCCTTGTTCGTGTAATTGTCTTTCTTACCCCAGTCTCCGGCATCATATTCCTCGCCTTTCGCCTTGGGTTTTCCACAAACAAGCACTTCTGCCCCCGTGTACCACAAATCACCTTCGTCATATGGCGGGTCAGGGTGTTCGTCCTTGCTGGCATCTGCCGTAAACACACGCCGCTTTCCATCCGCCGTATCCTGTGCCTTGCTGGCCGCCTCAAGTGCATTGGTTACATCCTCGTCCTGTACCAGCTCCCACTTGTAGCTACCATCGTCACCTTTCATAAATCGGTATGCTTTGCCTGTCTCTGTATTATAAAACAGATCATCCACATGTTTTTCTTTTTCTTCATCTGTCGTCCAGCTATTAGCCGGCTCGTTATCCAGCGTAGGGTCATAGGCGTAAAAGTGCTGCTCGGCCTTGCTGTCAATCTGATCCTGCATATCTTTCGTTACGCCATCCACATAATCTTTCATGTCATCTTTGCTGGCATAACTATCTTTTTTTACCCAGTCGCTGGCATTATATTTGTCACTGGCCGTGCGTGCTACCGTACAAACCAGAATGTCTTCCCCATTAAACCACAAATCGCCCGTGTCATACGGCGGCTCCGGGTGTTCCCCCTTGCTGGCATCAGCCGTAAATACCTGGCGCTTACCATCTCCGGTGTCTTGTGCCTTGCTTGCGGCTTCCAGCGTATCCAGCGTTTCCTTATCTGTCACTTCTACCCAGCTGCCGGTTTTTGTTTCATCATTGTATGTCCACTGCCAGCCTTTTTTGCTGTCAGTGTTATAAAACAAATCACCGTTGTGCGCTTTCTTTGCGGTGTCGTCTTTCCAACTCATGGCAGGCCAGTTCTCAAGCGTTGGGTCATAGTTATAAAAATACTGTTCAACCTTGCCGTCCACCTGTTCCTGCAGCTTGTCAACCTTATTCACATAATCTTTCAAGTTTTCCTCAACCTTGTCCTGCTTCAACAGGTTCCGGTCAATTTCATACGGCTTAATGTACAGCCGCTTAAAGTCATTCTGCGGGGCAATCACAGCCACAGCATCGTTCACCTGGAACAGCGCATTACTCGCAATGGTGTATTCCTTGCCAAAAGCCGCCACTACATAGCCGCTGTGGTCATCCAGCACCTTCACAATCGTGCCAACAGCTGTACGGTCAAACTTGGCATTGTTAATCAGTCTCTCGCAGTAACGCTTCACCTCTTTTGCCAGGTCTTTCAGCCCCGCAATGGCATCATCCAATGTGTTCTTCGCCATAGCTTTTCCTCCAAAATAAAAAAAGCCGGGCAGCCACATAGGCCACCCGGTATATCGTCATCGTACTTATCGCTTAAACCAATATTTCTTTACATCTGATTTTTCATCATAACAAAGCTCAACGTATTTAATTTCTCCTCTGGGAATCATAACAATTCGGTCATCCATTGTTGTAAGGACATTACCCTCTTTATCTAAAACATCGTATCCAGATAAAAGTAATACGTTCTTTTTATCATCCATCCCAACATAAGAACCACTAAAATCGTTCTCGCAGTCTGTATAGACTACCATATTGGTTCCACGTTTATAGTCAATAACATCTTCCCACACGCTATCGCTTGGGGACCATTTGAACAGCTTATGCAACACCTGCTTAATTTTCACGTTCCTGCGTAGAACAGAAAGAACGGCAGCAATAACGCAAGCCATGGCATACTGTAACTTCTTGGTTGGTACCACCTGCATAAGCAGAAAACTAATTACCACAGAATAGACCAGGTAATGTTGAGGCAACTGTTTGTCAAGCAGCCGGTTATAAATCCATAACATCAATAAACCAGGCACCACATACTGCAAAATAGCAGGAATCATGGCAACTAGCTCGTTTAAGTATTGTGTTATTTCCATCACTTATTTTCCTTTTTGTCCTCTGCTTTTTTCCAAGAGGAGCTATTTTTATTGTTCTTGGCTTCCGGGTTAAACGTAAACTCCGTGTTCGGCTTGTTTTGGCTCTCAGTTTTTGCCATCGGTATAACACTTCCTACTTTATTGTAATAGGGTCATTATACCATATCGCATAACCCAACTCCAAGCAAATTTTCAAACAATAAAAAGCACCGAGAAGTAATTACTCCCCGGTGTATTGTCATTTATTCAACTTTTTCGTTTTCATGACTATCTCTAAAGTCTATCGGCTCACTCGTAGGCGGATACCGAAAAGTAAACACATATTTGTCATCGTAATGGGTAAACGCGAATTCACCCTTTCCTAAAATATCCATTCCAATTAAAATATCTTCATCGTTACTACCGGTAATAAATTCAGGCATAAAGCGTTCAGCCGCTTTCATCCGGTGCTCAATAATAAGCCCGGCACGGTACACTTTTACACCTTCCTGCCTACCAGCGGCAGTGTTCGCATCACTAAGTAATACAGGTTTTAGCTCTGCCTTTTCTGCCAACCGTTTAGAAATACTGGTATATGTCGCCCCAGTGTCAACAACCGCTCTTACAGGATATGTTTTGCCATTAGCCAAAACTTCTACATTCAGAACAATACTATTTTGCTCCAACTCTTTTATTGCGGTAAACGGCGGCATAACTACACATCCTTAAAAAAAGCATTTTCGTTGCCGATAATAAGGATAATTTCCAAAACACGGTTGAGTTAAACAATTTTCGTCGCCAAGTATCGGCATTGCTGCTACTGCACAATCTAACCAAGTGTCACCTGTGCAAACAATGGCCTGATTTTTAATTGTAACCCAGCAGTTATATTTATTTTTTAGCTCTGCAAAATTAGCTTTATACCATTCCCAGTCTTTTTGCAAAGCCTTATCCTCAAACACCGGTTTTTCACATGATACCACAGTCTGCATTCAAATTCAACCTCGCAATCTTACTGGTTTTCAACTTTCTACCTTATTGTATAAGGGACCTAACCGCTGATTCCTCTCGGTTGGTTTCCCTCTGTCCTGTTTTTGACACCTCCCACGATTGAAATCGTGGGATTCCTGGGCGGCGTGGCAAGGTTCATCACCAAGCCGTGTCTGAAACAGCGAGTTATGCGGTTTCCCACCATACGCTACGGGTGTAGCGCACAATGAGCATCCAGCCTAACCTAATAGGTTGACCAACATACTTGTCTGCATTCCCAGTTCTTTTAAGTGCATCCTCCAAAGGGAGTTTCACCTCTTGCGAGGCAGCTCTTTAATGAGGGAGTGTCGAACCCCCAGAAAGTTTTTGTTTAGAATCCAATACTTGCAGGAAGAGAACTTCCAACCGCCTGCAAGCGCTGTTTTGTATTTTCGTGCATTTCTAAAAATGCAGGAAAAGTCGAATTAAGTGTTTCCATATTGTACTGCAAAGATTCGATATCTATATGTTCAAGCAGGAAGGCGGAATATAAGTCACGCTGAACTATATCACCGCTGCGGAGGTGAGCCATTCGCTCGGATAGTTTCTTTTTGGTACAGCTTTCGTCTGTATGGTCAAACTGCGAGGCTTTCGTTTCAAATGTGCTGACCTTGATAACGCTGCCTCCGTAACGGCTTGCCTTCTTCCCCAGAATAGAGATAAACATTGCAGGCGCACAACGACTCAACGATTTGCCAAACCGCTTTTTAGTATGTGCTCTACCGGTTTTTGGATTGATTTTTGTTTCTTTACTGCGCTTCTGCAGGGCTTTATAGTTCATATCTTCAACTACGAACTCGTTACCATAGGCAAGTAATTCGTTGGCGAGAATGTTATGCTCCATTTTGCGAATATCAGCCAACTTGCGGTACAGGTTACGCAGTTTTGCACGCAGGCGATAATACCTTTTGCTGTATTTCCACTTGCGCTTTTGCTTGTGTCCATGCTGCCGCTTCAGCCTTTTAATTGTGCCATCCGGATTATAAAGTTTCGGATTTGAAGCGCGGCGCGAACGGTCCATTGCACGGAGTGTAGAAGCGATTTCGTTTACGAGGCTTTTCGCCTGCGCTCTTGCAGACGGAGCAAGTATACGGAGGTCACAAACATCCTTACCGCTAAAGGCAATAGTTTGTGTGCCAATGTCTATACCGACACGCCCCTGCTCAACAGGATGTTTTGCAACACCGTTACTGTCACACTTGATAGGAGGATAGCCTTCAAGGACAATTTGGGCATAATACTTCCATTTAGTGCCGACCCATTTGCGAATTATACGGCAGTATTTAACGCCGCATTTGAGCGCCTCCTGTTGGTACCATCCCGTTTGAGTATTTGGATTACGCAATGTCAATGGGAATGTATAATCCCCATAAATAAGGCGTAGTTCACCTTTGCCAATGGAAGTTTTGACTTTTGCCGTAGCAGCAGCAATCTCTTTTTCCATTTGTGCTTTTACTTCATCAGGAAGAACAACTTCTTCGTCTTTTTTGGCGTCTGGTCTTCTGTACGCATCGAAGTATTTTTTCTCAATAGAGTTTTTAACTTTCTTCTTGGCGGAGTTAATAACACTTGTCGTGTGATTCGCTGGACGAAGCATTATTCCGGTAGTATTGTTCTTCCCGGATATTGAAGATACATATTCAAGCTTTTTATAGTGGACTTCTTTTCCTTTATCATAAAAGAAAGATGACCACGCTGCCCAAACTGCAGTGGCAATCGACTGTGCCACATGAGAATTGATAGCATAATGCTTTGCATAGGGCGCAACCATCGTGTGAAAGGCATTTTCAGAGAAGCGATGTTCTTTAAGCATCTTTTCGCGCTGCTTAAAAAGTGCTTTCTGCTCATCACTATCGGGAGCAGCTTTAGCGATAGCCGCCATTAACTCACGATATTTGCGTGTCTTACGCAATTGATGCCACATTTTCGTGGTCGTGTTGACAAGTTGATTATAGATAATGCCGCACTTCTTGAATTCTTTGTACAAGAGTTCTTGTTCGTTAAGACCTATAGCCATCGGCAGTGTCAATACAAACGAAGGCGTACTATTCTTGCTCCCGAATGCCATGATTACCCTCCTCTCGTTTTTTGTTCTTCAACATAGCGTTGAATTGTAGCATTGGACACATCGCCAGCGGTACTTACAAAGTAGCTACGAGTCCACATTTGCATTTCAATATTTGGAAAGAACTCCTGTTTGAGCTGTCGACTCGTGTTTCCTTTGATAATTTTCATGACATCTGCAGCACTCAAAATTGGCGGTGCATTCACGAAAAGATGACAATGATCAACATGGCATTCCATTGCCAAGATCACGATGTCGTTCTGTTCACAGATTTGGGCTACAAGCTCCTTGAATCGAGCTTCAAACCCAGCTACAAGAAACAGTTTTCTACGATAGCGCGGACAGAATACAAAGTGATAATTTATCATAGAAACGGTGGTTTTGGTGCGTCTGTAGTTTCTTTTCATGTATCTATTATATCATATTTTAGATAAACGTTTGTTAAAGATATATGAACTTTATAACACAATACCGTCATATTTCGATTATATAAATTGACCCGGAAAAGTCATTGCTGTCGGCCTTTCATCCCACGGTTGAAACCGTGGGCTTTCTCGGCCTTCATTTTGTAATTACCGCTTGCTGAACTCCTGCGCCATAATGGGACCAATGTTCTGGTGCAAAATGCGGCCAAAATTCTCAACGTCATTCACACCGTTCATCACAATGTTAATGTCGCCAATGTGTACGCCGCTGCTGCCAGCACTGGCCAACTCAGCGTTCACATTCCCCATCCGCTTCAAAATAGCACTCTCCACAAAAGCTTCCGGGTTAATTGCCGCGCTGAACAGCCGGCGTGTCAGGTTTCCCGGCACAACGCCATCCCCAACCTCCAGGCTGGTATAGCGCCCGGCTTCCGGCTGCCGTACAACAATCTCAGGCCCAGCCTCATCAACACGCGCACGTTCAAAGGCCGCAACGTTCATAATGCCGGTTGCATGGCTGGATGTACTGCTGGATTTTGTCTTTTTCACTTCGGCTTGGGCAGCCTTCTTTTCCTTATCCAGCTCATCTCTCTTGGTTTGGTATTCTTCCTCAACAACCTCAATCTTCAAACTCAAATCATTGATCTCAGCAGTTTTTTCCTCAATCTGCCGCAAAATATCAATATAGTGGTTCTTAAAGTCATCAAGTACATCCGTCCGCTGTCCCAGGATCTTCTCTTCCCAGTCCGCCCCAAGCCGTGCCACCGTGTTAATCCGGTTCTGCTCCGTCTCGTAAGCGTCCGCAACCTCTTCCCACTTGCTCTTATAATCTTCAAGCTGGTCAATCAGTTTCTGATTTTCCTTAATCTGGTTTTCCACATGGTCGGTGTTGCTCATGTTGTTCATGTAATCAGTTGTGATCTTATCAATCATCGCCTGATCCATGTTCAAAATCATCTGGTCTGCATCAGCGCCGTACAGCTGCCGCAAAATCGCAACGTTCTTACTGTTGGTGTATTCGTTCTGGCCTTCACTCAGCTTATCTTTGTATTCATCATAAGCGTCAATCTTGTCTTGCAGTTCCTGCTTCTTGTCTTCCAGCTCTTTTTCAAGCGCGGCCTTCTGGTCTTCCAGGGCCTTCTGGGCATCCTCATGCTCTTTCTGGCGCAAAGCATCGTTATAATCCTCTTCGGTGCTCTTAACCTCGCTCTCGTCAGCCTCCCAAACTTTACCTTTACCCTCACGGTATACACGCACGCTGCGGTTCGCTTTGGCTGCATCCATGGCCGCCTTTTTGCGGGCAAGCTCAATCGCCTTTTCCTGGGCATCGTTGGTTTCGTTCAGCTTATCCAGCTCATCCTGCAAAGCGTCAATCCGCGGCTGGTAACTATCTTCCAGCGCCTCCTGCTCTTTCTGCAAAGCTTTCGTCCGCTTTTCAATCAAGTAGGTAGCGCCGTTCATAGCGGCATCAAGGTTGTTTTTTTCGTCTTCCAGCTGCTCTTTCAGGTCGTCCCACTGGTGTTCCAGCCGGTCAATCTCTTTGTCAATCCTAGCTGTTATGGTTTTAACAATCCCGTCAAGTGTCTTTTGCTCGCTTTCCAGACTGTCCTTAATGCTCTCCAGCTCTTTCTTCTGCTTTTCCAGCGCCTTTTTCTGGGCCTCATAGGCTTCCTTTACAGCATCTGCTTCCGCTTCAATCCGTTCAAGGTTTTTCTGTGCTGCCTTAGTCGCCGCCGCAGTAGCAGCAGCCGCTTTTGCATTTTTCTGGAACGTTGTACTTGTGGCCGGATTGTTTTTTGGATTGTAACCACCGCCGGTAATCGTTCCAACGCCTTGATCGTAAGCGTTACCCTCCGCCATGGCCATTCCGCGTGCGCCCACAAAGCCATTTTTCAGCAGTTCTTCGCTCTTTTGGTGGTCAAACACAATCGCGTCTTTGGGTAGGTTCACAAACTCAGCACCATGCTCGCCAACCGTATACCACTTGCCGCTGTGCGGGTTTACTACTACTTCATAGCCAAGCTCGCCAACCAGTGCTCGTTCAGCTCTAGCTAATCCGCCATTGGTACCAGCCGCATTGGCGCTTCCAGTACCAGTTGTTCCTGTTGTGATCCGTTCGGCATAGCTTTTGGGCACGCTGGGCACAGGAGCTGTAATGGTTGTCTCACTTATCTGATTCATCAGCTCCTTAACGTTGCCCAGTTTTGTCATTGCTTCGGTGGTATCTAGATCCAAAGTGTACGGGGCTAGGAGTATATTAGCGATATCGGTAACGGTATCCTTCGTTTGACTCAGCTTATCTTCGCTGTCATCCGTTTCAACGTTCAAGATCTTGGCATCTTTCAGCGTCTGGGTAATCTCTTCTGTGCTCTTACCGGCATCTTCCAACCCCTGGGCATACACCTGGATCTCAACCTCAGTCGGTGCGCCCAGTTTTTCTTTCTGGGTATTCAGGTCGGCCAGCTTATCCTGGGCAGCTTCCAACTCTGTCGCAACGCTAAAATCACCGCTGTTAAATTTCTGGGTCAGATCGTCAACAGTCTTTTCGGCCTCCGAAGCGTCAATCCAAAGCTGTACTCGGCCATTCTTGTTCAGGTTGTCTGCGGCTTTATCAAGCGCACTCTGTAGTTCATCGGCTTGTCCGTCAAATGTGTCCCCCTGACTGTTCATCTGATCAACAGCATCTTTGGCTTTCTCATAAGCGTCAACCAGTGCGTCTACATCAGTGCTATCAATGTTCCCCTTGATGCTTTCAATTTTCTCATTAACTTCTTTGAGCTGCTTATTCCATTCATCGTAACTGTCAGAGTCAGGTTTAACGCTGTCCATTTTTTCCTTCAGCTCGTCAGCCTGCATTTCAAGGCTTGTCAGTGTCTCACCAAAGAACGCATCATCCCAGTTAAAGTCAAATCCGTATTCCTGCAGCTCGCCAAAAATAGCCCGCACCATATCCGGTGTCAGCTTCATGGCGTCACAAAAATCGTCAATGGTCTTTTTACCCGCAATTGTCACATAACCACTGCTGTCCTCTTCCATTAAGCCGGCCTTAACAGCATCATTCAAAAAGTTGGTAATGCCCTTGCTGTCATCAGTCAGGTACTTTTTCAGTGTGTCAACATATTGCTGTACGGCATTTTCGTCAACACTTTTCGGCACCAAAAACTCAATAGCAGCCTTATATTTCTGCGTGCCGATCTTACCGCTCTCCAGCGCGTCCTTGATCGCATCGTAAGCCTGGATTGCATCGTCATACATGGTGCCAGCTTCCGTAGCGTTCTGGGCATTCAGCCAATCTTGATAAGCCCCACTCACCTGCACCAGCTGACTGTATAGCAGCTCATAATTCTGGCACTGTTCCCGTAGCTTCTTGTTTTCTTGCTCACGATTGCTGATGGCTTCTTTCAGCGTGCTCTGCTGCTCTTCGCTCAGGTTGTTGTTCTTTTTCAACGCGTCATTCAAGCGGCTCAATTCCTGCTTGTTCTCGGCATATTTCAGTTGTGCCTGGCTTCTTGCAACTCGGACGGTGGCTTTTGCTTCCTCAATTTTCTTGTCGGTTAGCTCTTTAGCCTTTTTCGTGTTGATCTGCATCGTGCCGTTCACATATTCCAGGCAGTCTGCGTAATCTTTGTCCGCATCTGTCAGCGCCTTAAAGTTTTCGGCCGTCACACCAACGCCGGTGGTTTGCGCCTGCAAGGCGGTTGTCATAGCGGATATGGTCGTGGTAACATTTTTTACAGCAGTATCCGCATCAATGGTTACGCTATTAGCTTCTACGCCAGCTTTGCTCAGCGATTCCAGCTCATTGATAACATCTTCAATGGTAAACCCGGCATCCTGCATCATGGCAATAAAATCTGCCAAGTTGTCCATGTCAATGGTAACACCGTCACCAAGCGCTTCTTTTAGCTTGTTCTTTTGGGTGTCATCCAGCATTTCCGTAACGGATTTCCCCGCCGCGTCGGCCTGTGTTTTCAGGTCATTCAACGCCTTGGCCGCGTTCTCGGAGTTGTCTTTCAGCCAGGTAACAACATCCGCATACTTGCTGTCATTAAAGTTCTGCTCAAACCAGCTTGCTGGGTCGGCTTTCATGTAATCATATTTCAGCGCACTTTCAATCTGGCGATAGACTACCTGCTGTGTCTCAGTCAAATTGTCATATCCGATTAAGTCAAGCGTTTCTTTATAAGTTTCAAGGTCATCGGCTTGGTCAAGGATTCCCTGATTGATTTTTTCAAGCTGGGTCTGATATAGCTCTGCTTTATCTAGCCATTCTTGTGCGGCATCTGCCGTTTTAGCTTCTGCTGCTTTCTGGTTGAATGTATCAACTTTTTCATTTAAGTAATCAATCGCGGCAGAATACTCGCGTACATCGTTGGTTTCATTAAGAATCGTTTCTGCAAATTCATCAGCTCCAACATATTTGTTAGAGTTCATATCGAACATATCGTTGAAACGTCTCTCATAACTTTCCCATTCACCAAAAGATTCTACGCCGAGAAAATTCCTACTAGCTTTATTAAGATTAAAGTCTCCCCAAAAATAATCCTTGCCATAATTCGCGTTAAAAGAATCAATGGTGTCATTAACGGCCTGCTTAGCCTCTATCTTAGCCAGATGTTCTTTCAACTGGATCTGGCGGTCAAGTTTTTCATTCGCTGTTTGTAATTTTTCAAGCTCCTGTTGGTCGGTATAGCTAATTGTTCCTTGAGCTTTAATCTCTGCAATTCGTTCATTGTTTTCACCAAGCTCATCATTCAAAGACTTGATCTCATCAGTAGTATCTTGATATGCTTTACGACTTTTTTCCATCGTTTCTTTAGCGATATCGTCATAATGAGCAAGATAGTTAATTCCTTTTCCAATAAGATTAAACACTTCGCTGATGGCCCAAACAGCAGCCATTTGGCCAAAGGTTACTAGCATTTGCATACCAATACCTTTAAGGGCGTTTGTCAGTTTGCCTGCGCCGGTTACGGAACTAAAGAAGTTTTTCAAACTAAGAGTTCCTTCATCGGCGTTTTTAGCAAATTCTTGTAACGTAACAGAAGCACCTTCAAGTTTTTTTAATGCTGTGTTTTTATTATGACTTTCTTCAAATTCTTTATTAAAGGCTTGTAAGGCTTTTGTATCAGAATCCAAATTTTTCGCAAGATCATAGTCATTGTTGAAATTACCAGTCAGCCAAGAAAGCACCGTTCCTTTTTTCGTGACTCCCATATCATTGGCTTCTGCAAGAGCTTTTTTAAGATCTGAGATAGACTCTCGCCATCTTTTTCCGTTAAGAGTTACAAAGGACCCTGTGTTCAAATCATTACCTGTTCCGAACATATTAAACAGATTCAAAATCCAGTTGTTCTACTAATTACTGTGTGTTATAATTAGCATAAGGTTATAAAATAACATGTTCAAGAGGTGTAAAAATATGAACTTTAACGAAACACTTTACTATATTTGTCCCGTTTGTGGAGAAAAGTTTTCTTCAGAAGATGATCAACCAGATTGTGATTTCTGTAAGAATCATACGCTCATAATTTACTCTATAGAGACATCAAATGATATTCATTCACAAGTAGAGAAAATGTCTCCATTAGAATTTCAGGAAAACTTAAAACTAGGACCTTGGGATAAATTTTATATCGAACTTTATGCTGGTGACAAAGAAAAGATAAAAAAGCAAAAAGAATACGCCGTATACAAAGAACTCCTCTATAAAAAGTACGTCTACAACAACCCCCTCTTTGATCAAGCCAAGTTTGACATGCGTGCCGAGTGGGAATACGAAAAAGCCGTAGAGATGGAAGAGGGCTACCGTAAGCGCCAAGAAGAAGCTTCTCGCCCTCGTTGCCCTAAGTGTGGCTGTACCGAGTTCCAGATGGTCCCCCGCAAGTGGTCGCCCCTTACCGGGTTCCTGACAAACAAGGTGGACCGGGTGTGTGTGAAGTGCAAAACAAGGTTTTGATGCAAAACTAAAACTAGAAAGGAACGGATTTATCATGCCCACTATCAATATTAACTCCCCATCTGGAATGGCCGCATTAAAGGCCGCAGCACTCAAGGCCGCAAATGAACATTACAACAAAAAAGGAATAGAAGTTGAATGCCCTGTGTGTGGTATAAAATTCATTGTAAAGCCAGACCATACCACCTGTCCACACTGTAATAAAAGCATAGTAGTTACATTTGAATAACCACTGTAAATCCCTTCAGCTGTTCTTCCAATTCCGCTGCAAGTGCTTTGGTTTTATTCAGTTGGGCTTCAAGTTCTTTAGCCTTTTCTATAGCTTCATCAACGCCGGTAATTTTAACAGGAATTTTACAATCATTCATAAGATCACCCCCTTGTTGCAATATAAGGTTGACCGGGTGTGCGTAAAATGTAAAACAAGATATTAAGGGATTGTATAACTCGTTTTCTCCAGCAAAAGCAACGGTCGCAGATGTTAATATTATTTCATGGCCTGCCACAGCAGAATCAGCCCGGTAATTTGCATCAACAGGGAGACTGTCAATTTCCCGTTCCAATCTTGTTTTATTCAGATCAACTTCTTTCAGCTTTGCCTTATAGCCCTCCAGTTCTTTATCCACTGCTTTCGTGTCAATTTGTGTCTTTGAGAAACCTTGATTCAGCTCTTGAAATCATAATCACCCATCCGTTCCTTGATTTTTGGGGCAATTAAAACAGCCGCCGTTATAAATTCCAATCATCGCAAACTTGTCCATCCGCTCCGCTTGGTTTGCCGTCAATCTTTTGCAGTTGATTGCTACTTCCCAAATAGCGTATTCGCATTTGTAAATCATTGCGTCTTGTTCAGAACTGTACTCTCGCTCAAACAGTACCTTGCGCTGGCAAGGCTTCAAAATACCTTCCATAAATGCCATAAAAAATTACCTCTTAAAAAATACCAAAAGCCCCGGCCATTAAAGGTCAGGGCTTATCTTTATTTATTATTCTGGTGGCCACTCCATCCGCAATGTTATAATTCCGTCATGAGAATGTAGATTAAGGTTACAACATTTAATGATGTCTAATCCAATTAAGAAATCGAAATCTTCCTCTGGATCATGGAATGTTCCTAGTTGAACACTTGTAACTGGAATAGTCTCGCATATTTCTAATGTCGTATTATACACATCCCCGCAGTCTTTGCCACTAACACCATGATATGTTTTTAGCCCCATAGAGGCCAACTTTAGCTCTCTGGCTAAACGTTCAGATATGGCACTAGACGAAGAACCAGTATCTAAAATCCCATTACCACGCCAAATACGGCCAGTTCCATCATTATATGGTGTACTGATTGTTACCCATAAAAATTTAGTATCACCTATTGTGTAATTGATGGTAAACCCAGCCATTATTTTAATTACCTCTCGTATTTTATATCAATGATATGCTGTTCAAAGTTTAGCTTCATATTAGGCACTTCATACCAAACTGAACCTTGTATGGTACACTTCTCCATTGGAATATTACGATAGTCGGCTTCTGCGGCAATAACTTTTTGATTATATACAATAATAGATTTGCCACCATATTTTTCGCGCAATTCCTTTTTATGTTTTTTAATCCAATGAATATTACGCTTAACAGCCAGTGATTTTTTGACCTTATCAATTATACCATTCAACCACTTCACTTTCAACTCATCTCCTCAAAAACCACCTTCGTAAATCTTTTATAACCTTCTTACGGCTTTCCCGTAATGTTCTGACTGTCTTTCTTCCCGTCTGGTTTTCACCATGGAATAGGGCTACCCATACAGTCGATGAACCAAAACACCAAAGTTCACACATCTTCTTCTGCGTACATCCCTGCACGCGGTGTCTCGGCTGCTGATTAAGCATTGTTTACGCGGGTTAGCACCACCCCGTAGGGGCGGCTTTTCTCTCAGCATACCGCATCCGCATACTTGTTTCTGCCTTTCGGCTCCATAGTGTTCTGTTGCCTGCTCACTGTGGCTATGCGGCTCTTAGCCTTTCCCAGCAATTTGGGTATTTAATTACCAACCAAGGCGCGTCCTATGCAGCTATCCCTCCTGCATAAGCGAGCATTTGAATACTGCCCTTGGTCTTCGCATTTGAAAGCGACAAAAACGCGCTCAACGCTGCTGTCGCTGTAGGTATAACACCAGAAAATTTAATGAATCCATCTGAAGCATCTAGTAAGGCCGTTCCAAGACTGATAACGCCTTTAACCAGCCCGCTATTCAGTAGATCAGTAGAGATCTCCTGGAACGTAGCCTCGAAAATCTTCAGTCGTCCTTCAACAGAATCCAGCACCCGCTCATTCTCAGCCATAGCGCTGCCACTACTGTTCAGCGATGTTTGCAGCACATCTGAGGCCTGGCTTGCCTGATTCAACAATGCAGCCACACCATTTGCGCGGTTCTTACCGGCCAGCAGCTCAAGCAAGGCAGCCTGGTCAACATCGCTCATCTTGCTGTATACTTTGGCAATGCCCTGAATAATATCATAAGTACTCTTAAAGTCTCCGCTCTTGGTCAGGATGTCAAATCCGCCCTTGCCGTCAACATTGGTCAGGCCCATAATATCGGCACGCAGTTTGGACGTACTGGTTGCAACAGTGTCGGTTTCCTCGCCCATCTGTTCCAGTTCGGTCGTTGCACCACGGATTCTCAAAGCCAGCACTTTCAGTGTACTGCCGGTCGTTTCAGCGTTTTGGACAACACTGTTCATGGCCGTGCCAAGTGCAATCGTCTGGTCAAGGGTGTTTCCTGCGGCCTCCATGGCCGATGCAGAACGCTGCAAGATATCGCCCAAATCGCCAGAAGAAACAGCATAATTGTTGGATACATTGTTCAGCTTGTCCACCAGGCTGATTGCATCGTTCGCCTGGATATTGAATGCTTTCATCGTGCCAACAATATTTTCAGTGGCCTTATCAAAGCTATCAAGGTCATCACCAACGTTATAATAAACTGCGCTCACGTCAGCCAGCTTTGTCGCATCGCTCAGGCTGTAGCCCAGTCGTGCATAATCCGCCGTTGCATTCACAATACTGCTAACATCCGTACCAATATTCTTTGCACGGGTTCCGGCCTCAGTCAAAAAGCTCTGGTATGTACTGTCTGTCTCATTCGTAACCTTTTTCAGCTCCGTCATGGCAGTATCAATATCCACAACGTTCTGGTAGATTTGCTGCAAACTTCCCTGCAACAAATGTACCGCCGCCATAGCAATGGCCGTGCTGAAATGCTGGCCAAACAGGTCGCTGAATACTTGCCCAACCGTCTTGCCTTCAAGCCCAAGTTCCTGTACTTTTGCTTTCAACCCGGCAACTTTTTGAGCAGTGCTATCTAGTGTTGTTTCCATCAAGTCCTGATTACCGGAACGCACAGCAGTTTTAAGCTCGTCAACAATGCTGTTGTAAGAGGCCATTAACTCAGGGTTTTTCTGGATCTGTTTATTGATCTCAACGTACCGTCTCAAAGTGTACAGCAAGTTGTTCAGGCGCTTCTGCAAACTCTCTAAGCTTTGGTTGTTTTTGGCAGATAGGTTACTGCTTCGCATCGCGTTTGTTGTATTGCGGATTTGGATGCCAAGTGCAGCAAAAAGCGAGGACAGAGATTTTACATTGATTCCTGTTTCTTTTAACTGCTTATCATACTTACTAAATACGTCTAAGAGGTCTTGATAATTGGCTGTACCAAGCTCTGAATTAGTGTATACATTTGAAAGATCTGTCTGCAGAGCACTGAGCATACGGTAAGTGTTATCTGTCTTAAAATATTTTACCCCCGCCTTGGCGAGATTTTCTTCAAGCGTCTTTATATAATCATTAAGCTGCTTTAGTTTATCCGGCAAAGAATCAAAAGCATTGTCAGAAATTTTATCTGCAGTATCAAGATTAGCTTTGAATACGGATAACGCCTCAGATAAACTTTTAAGTGCAGATTCATAAGCTATTAAATGTTGATTATTAAATTTCAACTCAAGATTAGTTTTTGCTTTATCAAGTAAAGTTTTAGCGTTTTTAGCCCCTAAATATTTGTCATTATCAAGTAGACTAAATTCCCCGTTATTTTTGTCCGTATTACGGCGATTACGCAATTCATAAAATTTCTTAATAATATTATCATAATTTTCATTAGCCTTATCCGCAGACGACATTACTTTTGAGAGGTTGGCAATCTCATCTTTTAGTTTGCGTATCGCCTTTTCTGCCGTTTGTAATCTCTCGTCACTTAATTCTTTAGCAAATTCTGCTTGAGCCGCTGTGGCGTCTTTTTGTGTTTTAATTAAACTTATAAGGTTACTCTTCAGTCCTTGATATTTAGAAGCTTTTTTCGTTATTTCACTAACATCATATCCGGCTTTTCGCAGCTGTGCCTCAAGGGTTTTTACTATTCCCGCATTTGGGTTTTTCGGCTCAGTCTTATTTACGGTACTGTTCGCATTGTTGATCTTGGTCTGGACACCTGCAAGCTTTGTAGTAATTGTATTTACCTTAGTTTCAACCGTGTCCAGCTGCTTTAGCGCCCCGCTCATATCAAACAGCTGTACATTTTCTCCCACACTGCTTTGGATATTTTTCAGCTGGTTGGTAATTTTTGCAATATCAGCCGGGTCAATCTTAAGGTGTGCTGTAATATTACTTGTAAGGTTTTTAATCTTATCCGCCAGTTCACTCTCATTGACCAGTTCCGCTTTGACCTTCAGTTTATTCTTTTTCGCAATCTCATTCAGTTTCCCCTGCACACCACTGCCGTCAGGTTCCACCTTTAACTTAATACTTAAATCTTCCGCCATATACTTTCCCCCTTACGGTTCGGCTCAAGCCTTCAAAGGCCGATTCTTTTCAATCAGCCGCTCAAGACAAGAGCCGAAGCTCTCGTCGCGTTAGTTATTAGGGAACTGCTCTTTTATGGCTTTCACAATCTCTCCATGTACGGCGCTGTTCCCATCTGCGATTTCTTTTGCCGTGTTTGCCACAAACGGGCGCGGGTGCAAATAGGCCGCATCAGGTGGCGAACCCCAAATGTTTTTCACATCGCCCTTCTCCACCATCTCAGCAAGCGGTGTATTGGTGCCGGTTTTGTACTGCCCACCAACGGCTGATTCATTCGGCACACCAATATCCTTTACCGTAAGCACATGCTCTCTCACGCTGCTCACCACGCTGCTGTCGGCTTCCAATGCCACTTCTCCCTGGCCGCGGCGCTCATATACTTTTGGCTGGTATACATCTAATACATCTTCCTGGATATGCTTCTTCAAACAATTCTCCACAGCCGTTTTCGCCCCGCCATTTAGTGCCAGGTTAATTCGCCGCTGCAGTTCCAGTTCCAGCCCTTTCTGTGTGCTTACCATCTTGGCCATTTAACTCTCCTTGCCGTTCACAACCTCAATCTTCACGGGTGGCTTCTTTGCGGGCTGCTCTCCTTCGCGCACTTTCTTTACCAGATCAGCCAAAAATTCCTGGTCTCCCAGCTGGCTCAAATTCCCTGCAATCTCTGCAAAGGCGTCTGCAATCCGGTCAAGCGGGTCCGGGTGGTTGATCGCGTCAAATACCTTCATGTATTTTTCTTTCCGGTCTTTCATCTCGGCTTCACATGCCTCATAAAGTCCCGCTGTAACCACCGCAATATCCGGGTCTTCTACAATCTCAATGCCCTGTCGGCTGTAAACAAAGTCGCACATCTCATCTGTGTCCATCTTGTCCAGCTCCGCTTCCGGGGCAAAAAAGGTAATCACCGCAATGCGCCAAGCATAATCAAACAGCGCGTAATACTGCTTGCCGTCCTTCTCGCACATGTCGCAAACAAAATCCACAAACCGGATTCTGTCACCCACACGGATGTTCTTCTTAATTTCCATAAAAAACTCCTTACAAAAAAAATAAAAGCCCGCCCCATCTTTCAGGGGTAGGCCAGTTTACAGCGTGTCGTAATCAATCCACCCACCACGCCGTTTACGGTACACAATCCAGCGCAAATGCTCATCCGGGTACAGGTAATCAAACATCTTCCGCTTCATCAGTGCCACAGTATCCGGGCATCCCTTGGTGTCAATTACCTCTGTCGTGCCGTCTTTATACTTCAACCAAAAATCAGCCACATAGTTAATGGCTCGCACCGTCTCCATTCTTCCCTCACGTTCCTTGCGGTACTTTGGCTGTAGCTCATAGGGTTTCTGCAGCTGATAATCCACAATCTCCCCGCTGGCAACCCCCGGCAGCACAACATCCTTGTAATACTTCATCTCAAGTTCAGAATCAAACACAATCCCGTCATAGGTGCGTTTGCTCTTGTCACGGTTCACATTATATTTGCTTCGTCCGCTTACTTGCACAGTTCAATCTTCCCGTCTGCAATCTTGAACTTAACCACATCGCCAACGGCATAGCCGTCTTTCACCGGCACCTGGTAGCCGTGCCCGTCACATTCAAAACCCATGTAGCCGCGTTCCTTGTTGCAGTATACAACCACGCCCTTCAGCGGGCGCACCTGGCGCTTCAGGGGCACTTTGGGCGGGGCAGCAATTTCAACAGGTTCAATCTTCACATCGGCAATACCGCCGGTATTCTTGTCTTCCATGCACACCACTCCTTTCGCGTTCTAAAAATGGAGGAGCTTTTCGCTCCCCCACGGATCAAACATCACAATTCAAACCTGTATATAATAAGGTAGGGATTTGCGTTGATCACTCTATAAAGTTCATGCGGTAAATGTCGCCGTCCTGGTTGGCCATGCAGTCAAAGGTGATAGAAATAGTGGTCGGATCACCAGTGTTCTGGAAAGCCAGGCTGAAACTTGCCTGCGGCTGAGCCTTGTAGTAAACCAGCTCGCACTGCACCATCTCATCGTCCTCGGTCTTGAACGGCATCATACCGTGGATCTCAAAGGCACGCGGGAATGTGTCAGAATCAAACTTGACAGTCTGAACACCATCGTTCTTGTCGTAGAAGTAGTAGGCAATATAGTTCTTGCCGTCCTGCAGGCCAGAACCAGTAACCTTCTTGTCATTGGTGGAAAGATCACTGATCTCAGTACCAGCGTCGTCAGAAACAGCAAAAACCTGCACAGTGCCGGCCTTCGGGGTCTCACTCAGCTCAATACCGTCAGAGGTAGCGGTCAGCACCTCGCGCTTCATAATCTTTGCAACCTTGCCAATATCCTGGCCGCTCAGCAGGGCAAACAGCTTAACAGGCATGATCTGGGTGTCAACTTTCAGGGTGCCTGCACGCTCGCCATCAAAGCCAACACGGTTCGGTGCACCCTGGCCGCCCTTTGCAAACACGCGGTTTGCGGTAAAGTCAGTGGTGGTCACGTTGGCAAAATCAATGGGCAGAAAAACTTTCTTGGTCTTGTAATCAAGCAGAACCAGATCAGCAACTTCACGGTTCGCCATATTCGGATTTACAGCCATATCTTATTCCTCCGTTATTATTTATCAGCTTCCATGTGTTTGTACCATCCGCCAAGGTCGTTCTCGCCACCCCATACGGCATAGTTCATGTCATGGATCTCATTTTGTTTTTTTATGTTCTGACGGTTAAAAGTGTCATGCACCTGGTACACCGTCAAATCATAAATATTCGTATAATTCAGGCTGTTATGGTTTGTCGCCAGCGCAGAGATGATGTTCCCCAACTCCAAATCAGGGTTACTCTTATGCCCTTTTCGTTTCGATTTTTCATATTCAGCCTTTTTCTTTTGGAATCGTTCATAAAACTTGCGGGCAGCCTCATTTTTGAACTTCAAGTTTTCCTCCCGCTTCTGGTCTATATACGCGGTTTGCAGGCAAATGTCGCAAATCTCTGCCCAGTTATCTCGCGTTATGGAACCATCAATCAGGATCTTATCGTCCACCTCGGTTTTATTCACCAGCACAGCATGGTGCGCTTCATCATATTCAAGCGGCGCATCAATAAAAAAGGCCAGTGCGGCAATCATCTCCGCCTGGCTTTCTTTGCTCATACTTAATAAATCAAAGGTGCTAATGGTGGCTTTTTCTTCCTCGCTCAAAGCTTCATACGGGTTCTCCTGCCCTGTCACCTTGGCAATGTCTTCAAACATCGCCTGTGGTGTCAGCAGCAAAGTGCTTAGCGCAAACTGATAGCTCATATAGCCGCGCTCGTTAATGTCGCTCAGTCGGGGCGAGTGTACTCTGCCCACATTTTTCACCATAAAACCTTCGGGGTTCAGCAGTTCATAGTACGGTACTTTCACTTTGCGCCACCCATCTTGCGGTTGAACGCTATCACCTCGTATGTAATGCAGCGGCCGTAATAGTTATTATTCGGCTTGTATACATCGTTGTTCAGTAACCGTACCTTCCCAATTCCAAAATCTTCGCTGCCGTTCAGCAAACGGTCAACGTTCATGGCCAACACATCGGCCTTCGTCCCCAGCACGCCGGGGTGTCGGTAACTCTTCATTACCTTCTTATTGCAATAGGCAAAAATGTACAGGTACACTCTGTATGCCGTATCGCTCGGTGCCTTAGCCACCACGGTCTCCATGCACAGGTAGGTGTCCGCCGTTTCATTGATCTCCGGCACATACTCAAACTCGTAAATATGTCCGGTACTAATGCTCTTATCGCCCAGTAGCATCTCGTCCGTGTCAGCATCATCGTCCACGGGTCCAAGCAGTAGGTTAATAATGGTGTCGTCCTGTGCCAGCAGGGCGGCTACTTTGTGTTTGTATTCTCCCAGCTCCCTCAGGTTCATACGTCCACCACCTTCACTGCAATGCTGTCTGTACTCTTGCCGTCCGGTGCCACAACCGTCAGTTTCACGGTAGCTCCATTCAGCGCGGCATTATCCTCTGCGCATACCCGGCAGCTTTCCCCAGTCACCCGGTTCCACTGCACACTGTTGGCAAGGTATACCTTTGTTTCAAGTGTTTTATCATCAACGCTCAGGGTCCAGGTGCATCCCGGCAGCGGCTTGCCATCTACTGTGGCCTTAAAAATCTTGCCGCGCCCGCAAATGCGCACTTTGGGTTCGCCCGCGTATTTAATAATCACTTCGCCGTCCTCCGGTGCCTGCTTTACCTCCTGGTAATCACATAGCATCTTTTCGGCGTTATCTTGTTCTTCCACATGCTGGTCTTGTTCAAGGTTCAAAACCAAAAATCCCGTCTGGGCGTCATTCCAGTCATAGCGTTCTGTCATAGCGTCCACACAGGTCACACGGTAAGTTTTAGGCTTGCCGTTGATCTGCTCCATCATCAGGCGTTTCCCCACGTCCAGCAAAGCTGATTCCTCATCATACGGTATTTTCACCTGGAATTCGCGGCTGGAAATGGTCATGTATACATCTTCGTTCAGGTTGGAAAAATACGGCTTGTCCACAACCGCCCACCGGGTAATAATTTCCCCGGTCTCATGGTTCTGCCACTGGATGCTCCGGTTACACAGCTCAATTTTGCCGCGCACGGTTATTTCATCGTCCGCATCGCGCTCTGTAATCAGCCAATGGCTTTTACTAAACAGCATAATTTTTCCAATCTCAAAGTTGTCGCCCGGCATGGTGCGTATAATCTTCTGGTTTGTCACCGTACTGCTAATAATCATCATGTGGTGGGGTACCCCTTCAATCTCTACCTCTTTATAGGCAGGGGAGTCAGGCCCCATTCTCAGCGTGTCCCGTTTGCTCTTTTCAACCATCCGGTCACGCCGCGTACTTCCGTGTCTGCCAAGCATAGCAGCATATGTCTCATAGTTCATACGCTACCACCTCACTCAGTCAAACTCGAAATTTCCCCATTGCGGAAAGAGTACAGGTTAATCTCCTTCATCTGCTGCCGCTCTGTCGTGGTCAGCAAGGTCGTCATCTTCTCCAACAGGTTAGCTGGCGAAAACAACGTAAAATCCTTTGTGCTCAATCCGTTCTGCAATGCGTCTGTGTTATAAACATACTGGCGCACAAAATGCACAATCATGCCTAGTGCCAAAATATCCTTCTCGCGGTTCGTCAGCGTAATGTTGAACGCCAGCAGGTCATCTTCCCTGTCATTCAGGTCCTGTTTGCACACATCCTCAAAATCGCTGATCGCCATCTTCAAAAGATCCAGCTGCATTGCTTCTCTTGTCACCGCATCGTAGTCCAGGAACTCATAGTTGCGGACTTGGCCACGGTAACGCTCATAAACTTCCTCGTATCTTGTGCCCATTGGCCCGCACCATTCCTCTCATTATTCTTCGGTTCCGCCGATCGTCACAATCTCAACGCCGCTCTTGCGGGTTCTGGGTTTCTTGGGTGCCTCCAACGCAACGGATTCTTCCAAATCGCAATCCAGCACATCGTTCAATGCTTTAATCATGGCACGGCTATCCAGCTGGTCTGCCTTCAGCATCTCCTTTGCGCGGATACGGATGCTGTCGCGCATCCCCTCGCTCATCTTGGGCACCTTCTCGCGGATCTCATCCGGGGTCCACTTAAATACCTCGTCAAAGTTCTCCGTGGTCAGCGCATTCTTGTAATAACGTTCCACACCCAGCTTGCGCAATACGTTGGCGTCCTCAATCAAAATCCAGTTATCACGGAAAAACCGCGGCTGGCTGCCACGCATTACAAGCAGCTCGGCGTAGTCCATCTCCTGCACCTCGCCAAACTCGGTCCACTCAACGGTGTAGCCAGGGTTGCGGGTCGAAGCATAAAACAAGTTGCCATGGGTGCCGTTCTTGCATTCCACCATGGTCTCATTGGTAATCTTCGCAGTTGCCAAAACATACCTCCAAAATATTCCTTATATAAAAAAAGAACCCCGCCTTGCGGCAGGGGTATCGTTCAGCTCAAAATCAGGCAAACTTGTAGCTGCCAAAGTCGCGGTCCAGAATAATAGAAATACCGGTACGCTTGGTCATCAGGAATTCCTGGGTCAGGTCGGCCTTGTTCATCGGGTCGCCCATCAGCATGGTAACTTCACCCTCGGTAACGCGCTTCACGGGCTTGGTGTCGCCGGCAAAAATGTAAACAGTGTCGTCAGGCAGAATAAACTCAGTAGAGCCGATCTTGTGGCGCTGCTTCATCGCAACCATCGGTGTGCCGGCAATGTGGCCCAGGTAGCCCATGCTGTACAGGTCGCTCTTGGCCTGCTCGCCCATGGTAGCAGTGGTAATCTTGCGCAGTGCCTTGCGGGTACCAACGATAGTAGCAGTGTCTCCGGTAGAAGCTTCAATGTGCTCAATCAGGTCAAGCAGCTTGTCCTCATTGTAAGAACCGCTCTGGGTATAAACGGGGTCCAGCTTGGTAAACATACTGGTCCATGCCAGATAGGCGCTGTCCAGATCATACTGGGTAAAGCTGCGGCCAACAGTATCAACCAGGTCATTAAAGTCAATGCGGCCAGCCAGCACGCGGTTCATTTCCTCGTAAACCTTCACAGCACGCAGCTGGGTATTCACGGTAATGTCCTGGCCGGCTTCCAGGCGCTGACGGCGGATGCCCTGGGTGCCTTCAGCAATATCGGCAACAGTCAGCAGGCACGGCTTGGTGGTATGGAAAATGTTGGTATCACCCAGAGAGGTGTTGCGGTCCTCAATAAAATTGGTAAAGAACTCGTCACCCTTCAGGCCCTCTTCACTGACCTTTTCAATCAGAACTTCGGTAATAGCAAACAGATTGCTGCATTTACCGTCGCGGATATCCTTGTAGCTCATGCTGGTCTTGCCATTATTAGCCTCAATCATGGCCTGGCGCAGAACTTCCTGGCTGTCTTTTACGCTGTATTCGCCCAGGTGGCCATGGTAGCCATCAACGGCCAGCTTAATCAGTTTCTCATCCATGTTAATACTCCTTTACATATAAAGATAGGTGCAGCCATAGGCTACACCAGTAATTAGTTATAACTAACTCGCTGATACAAAAATTAGGCGATCACGTCAACGATGTAATAGGTATACTGGCCATCGCCAAAGCCAACCTTCACAGGATCACGCTTGATCGCACCAAAAACATTGTCAGCAGAAGCATCAGCCTCAATTTTAAGCTTGGTAGAACCATCAGCAAAGGCAACAAACTTGCCCTTTTCGGGGGTGCCGTCAAAAGCTTCAGCAGTAACGCGGAAAGAATCAGCGCCGGCAACCAGCAGGTAAGCGCGAACAGGCTTGCCAGCCTCGTTCTCCCACTCGGTCAGGTAATGGGTGCGGGTCTCATCGTAAAACAGCTCAACGCCGGCAACCAGGGCCAGCATAGGGCGCTTGGAATCAGCAGCAGGTGCTTCAGCCTTGTAGGTTTCAGGGCCGATTGCATCACCAATCACAACAATGTTGCCATTATCAATGGCGGCAGGGCTGCCATCCTTGTAAAAAACAACACTCTTCAGGTAGGCAGGGTTGCTGGAACCAACCAGCATATCGGTGCCAACAACAGCATGTTTAATGTTAGCCATAATATGTAACTCCTTTTTTTTACTCTTTTGTATGCAGGTAACGTTCAAACAGGTCGCCATAGCGCTCCTCTGTTTTCTGGGTTCCATTCACGCCAAACCGTACCTTGTTTACCTCGCCCTTCTTTTCTTTGGACGGAACATAACTGAACTCAGCGGCCTTTTTGCCCAACAGCTTGTAGCAAGCATCTTCCAAAACGGTAAACTCCATCGTCTTGTTATCTCGCAGCTTGGCATAATCAGCATCGCCATCCAGCTTCTGATCCATAACGGCAAACAGCTGTTCGCGTTTAGCGTTCTCTTCTTCTTTGGCAGCAGCAGCCTCGGCCGCAACGTAAGCATCATATTTCGGCTTCATCTCGTCATACTCTGCTTTCAGTTCGCTGTACTGCTTGTTGGCAGCCTCCAGTTTTTCGGTCTGCTCTTTGGCCTTATCGCCCATGGTGCTGTACAACGCGGGCACGCCCATATCGGCACTGCCTTCATCCCAGGCTTCGTACTTTACCTTCATGCGTTTCTTGCTGGCAAAATCAACTTTCACGTTGTCGCCATCCATGGTAAAGGTAAAGCTGTAGATCTTCCAATCCTGGCAATCCATCACAACAACAAGGTCGTCCTGCACATCCTGTAGCCAATAGCGGCTCACTTCATAGCCCCACGGGTCAATCATGGTTTCAGCGCTAATGGCCTCGTTTACTTCGTTCAGCTTATCGCGCAGGTTCAGGCTGTAATCCGCAGCAGGTTCGCCGCCTTCCTGTTCTGCAGCGCCTTCCGGTTCTGCCGGGGGGTCGGGTTCTGCAGGTTCGGCAGCAGGTTCTGCGGCCGGCTCACTTTCCGGTTCACCCTGCGGCTCTTCCGGCTCTGCAGATTTTGCCGCAGCCATCTCTTCACACTTCGCTTTCAGTTCCTCAATGGTAATTTCCTCCAAAGAGAACTCCAGCGTAGAAGCGTCAATGCCGTAAGAAGCCAGAATTTCTTCTTTTTCTTTCAAGCAATCGTCTCCTTTCGCAAAATTATCTATCTGAGCCTCCTTGGAGGATTCAGATCTCTGTAAAGCTGTGTATTCCGCCAGCATATCCTTAACCTGGCTCGCAATCGTCGCGGCGGTAAAATTCGCCGTAACTGTGCTGCCAGTCATTGCTGGTCGGATTTGCGGGTCAGTGGTGGAAAGCACGCAGCAGCCATCAAAATCAAAATTCTGCACAACATAGTAGCCGTCCTTATCCACATAGCCTTCCATGTTGGTGATCTCCATGCTCTGCCCTTTCACCACATCCCGCTCAAAAATCCCACAGGAATCGTCAAACTTGGTCCACAGCAACCCGTCAACGCGCAAATATTCCCGTGTTTTTCCTGTGCCGTCATCCCGGCTTACCCAGCGCGGGTTGCAGCTCTCCGGTATCACACCGTAAGCACTGCCGGCATATACATATCGAATCCCGTCCTCGTCCACAATCAGCTCATGCTCGTGGCCCTTAAAATCAAGCTCATCATCGTCATTCTGCTCAATGTATCCAAGGATCGGGGTATTCGCAATACTCTTTGCTGCCCGATCAACTACCTCTTTTTCAAACCGCGATCCGTTCAGGTTGCCGCCAGTATGTAGCACATCAATCGTCACGTTAATAAAACGCGCATCTTTGCCCATCACTTCTCCGGTTTTTTCAAAGGTAATTGGCAGGCGGTTCAACCGCTCACTCACATCCAATCACCCCGTAAATTAAAAAAGGCCGCTTGCATAGCGGTCTCTCAAAAGTAATTTCGTTTTTTCTGCTGTGCGGCAAACTCCTGCACAGCCTTCAAATCATCGTCGTCAAGTTCAAAAATATATACTGTATGGCCGCCACTGTCGCGCTCTTCCCGCACTAGCTTCTTTTTCTGGCGCAGCAAATATAGTACCACGTCACGGCCGCGCACCTTAACTTCACGCTTCATCGCTCAAATCAGCCTCCTGTCGCCAGGTCTTCCTCGCTGCTATTCTCGCCTGCGTCTGTCAGCGCCTTACCCTCACTTGCATTGGTGGGGCGTCCGCCTTCATCTGTCGCGGCATTACTGTCAGCAGCGCTCTGCGTGTTGGAGCTTATCAGCGGCACCTCATTGTCCGCCAGGTTCAATACCGTGTTTTCCAGGTACTGCATATTCTCCACATCGCTTGGGCTGTATCCGCTTGTCGCCATAATTGCACTTCGCACCGGCATTCCGTACTGGCCATCTTTTACAAGGCGGTCATGCACTTCCTTCCGGTTAAAATACGTCACATCTAAAATATTTACCTTAAACTTAACTGCCGTCGAAACACTTTTTAATTTACGGTTGATCCAGCGTTCAATCTGCCGCATCATCGCAAACACAATCATCTGGTCATTCACAGTAGAAAGGCTCAGCGTAGAGCTGCTGGGGTCTTCACCGCCACCAAACAAGATGTTGTTTACACCCGCCTGTTTCCACATCGAATTTTCAGCTTTTGCCACATCGTCACTGCCGCTCACAGCTCCACTTTTTTCAAAGTCCCAGCTGCTGATCTTCATCGGACTCATAATTGCGCCAATGTTCTCCGGCAGCACGTTACACAGCATGTCGTAAAACTCTTTGCACAGGTCGTAGTCAATCAAAAATGTACCGTCATCCCCCACCGGGATCTCCAGCGCCAACGCCTTGTAATTATTCACTTCGCTGGCATCCTTGCTGATCGCCCGGTAGTCTTCAATATCCGCTAGTGCGCTGAACAAGCTCACAAACGGCGGGATCGGCACATACGTCTGCTCGTTTACTTTCAAACAGATAGAATTTTCACTTGACAGCTCCTGCCACTTCAAGCCGGAATCCTTCTGGTACGCATTGTACATCGTGGTAAATTCCGGTGGAAAATTTGGTAATCGCTCATTGTGGGAATCAAAGTAAGAAAAATTGAACGCAAAGTTGTATACACCATCCTCAATGCTGCTGATCTTGCAATAATCTGCATCCAGCTGCTGGAATGTGTAGCTATCGTTCGTTTCCCATGCGTATCCGTAATACACATCATCACGGAACGCCACCATCAACGCCCGGCTGAACTCGTGCCGCAGGTTCATCTTTTCCAACTGTGCCGTCACCGCATAGTAACCTTTTTTGAACTTTTGCAGGTTTACATTCTTGGAATAATCAATGCCATACGGCACCACAATGTAACTGAACGTGCTCATGTTGGCAAAATACTGGATCAGCCGCCTGTAATAGTTCGAAATATTGAACAGGTATTGGCTCATCTGCCGCAGCTGCACTTCATAGTTAGCCGGGTTCCCCAAATAGGTAACAATCTGGCTCTTGGTGTACTTTTTATAAGTAGGGTTGTAATCGCGGTTATTTACCAGGTCGCGGATCTTCACGTTTGCCAGGTTCGCATACCGCATCTTACTCATAAATTCCGTCAATGGAACAAAGCTTTTCTTGCCGTCCGGGCTGATCATGGCGACCTTTTTCTGCTGTATTTCTTCCATATAGCCGCCCTCCTTAATGCCGCAGTCTGGGCGCTCTAAAGTTCATTTCAATCTTCTTATTGCGCATAAAGTTTTTGCTCATCATGCGTTCAACCTGCAGCGCAATGTAATAGTTGTAGCTCAGGCTGCTGTAACGGTCCTTGCGTGCGCCGGGCTTCTCATGCACACGGATCAAATTATTCGTTGCTTCATATTCCAAGTTCACCAGCTCATTTACAGCCAATCCGGTATTGATGTACGGCATCTGCAGTGCCATCTTCTCCATTGGTGAAAGCTTGTCGTAACCTTTAATGTTCGCCCGCAAAATCTCTTCGCAGTCATATTCGGATTCCAAAAACCGGATTCTCCCCTGTTGAATTCCGCTTCGCAACGCAATTGTCACGTCATTATTAAACTGGCTGCTGCCCATGATCGCCCAAATCACTTTGGGTGCCGTCTTGTCGGGGCACCGCTCCTGGAAATCCGGGTTATTGCAGCAGTTCAGCGGTGGGTATGTCTCGCCCGTCTCTGGGTCATAGCACTCGTGCATCAGCAGATCCATAATGGGGGCACCAAGACCCTTTGCGTCAATGCCAATGTAGTCACACTCAAAATACTTAAAGTAACGGCGTAGCTTCAGCACCAAATCCTGCGTAATAATACCCTCGCAGTTTTCGGTGTACACCATGTTGCTGGTACACTTGCCTGTACTGTCGGGCACCAAACTGTTCAAAAAGATGCTTGTAGCGTCATTGTCGCGGCGCTTAGAACTCATCAGGGCAATATCAACGGTTAAAATTCGCTTCTCGCCAGTCTTCTTGGCCGGCAACTGGCAAGCCGCCTTACTGTTCAAAATCATATTTGGCGCATAGAACGCTTTTACGATCTTACGCTGCTTGTTGATATCGTCAAAGCTAAATAGCCCGCCGTCTGTCGTTCCAATAAACAGCGCCTCATTTTCCATGCGGAACCGTATGTCAGAAAACGTCGATTCTGTCATCTCGTCTTCTACCTGGCTCTTCAGCAGCAGGTTTTCCTTAATACTCATCTGGTACGGGAATCGGAAACAATAGTAATTTTTCGTGGTGTCAAACATGTTCACAAAGTAATCCTTGCACAAATCCCATGACCAGTGCTGTTCAAACCATGCAGAGCTTAGGTACATCTGCTGGTTGCGTTCCGCCAAATGGGCGTACTTGGGGTTGTCCATGTAGCCGGGGTGGCGGATGTAGTTCAAAAACTTCTTCAAAACCAGATCCAGCACTTCCTTGTCAACCATGCGGTACTCGTCAATGATCAGCAAACTCGCACGGCCGCCACGGGCAGTATCTGCGGCGGTCACAACCTCAATCACACTGTCATTGCGGAAGGTTATCTTCGCCACACTCTGGTTTATCGTTATATCTTTTATTTCACTGCGCAGTAATGGGCTTCGCGGCACCAACTCCTGCTCAATTTTTTTCAGTACCAAGCTGCCCTGGTTTCGCGTTTTGCTCGCAATTACAATCAAGCTGCCTGGATACAAGATCGCTTTCCAACAGCAGAAAATTGCACATAGGAACGTTTTGCCTAGCAATAATGTTATCCTACCGGCTTTTTATCCGGCAGTTCTTATGGTTTCCCATAAGTTCAGCATACATTTTCACCCTCTAAGGGTGCCGGGCACTCGTGGGCGGGTTATATTCTGTCAGTAACAGGTTCACCGCCTATGCGTTACAATACCTCCTTCTATTAAAAAGGTAGGTTATCTCGGTATTAGCATTTTACAGCCTCTACCGATTTTGTCCGATTCACTCAAGCTGGTTTCCCAACCTGGGGGCCTAGTGTTGACCACGCGCCGCTATAAAACAAAAATTTGTGCATAGCGCCATGCAATAAATCAAAATCTGTTGGAACATCTTCAGGTTTACGTTCAAATAATCCTTGCAAAATCTCTGCGGGTTCGCCCGGTAAAAACTGGCCCACAGCGCCACGGCATTCATGATCCGGCTTGTCTTATCTTCCGTAACCTCTCTTGCAGTTTTCTTCACCATTCAGGCACCACCTCACTCTCCGGGGGTGCCAAAAATGGCGTTGCGGATACTCTCGTTCTCTTCCTCTTCTCCGCCGGTGTATTCAGGTCGGTGCGCCGTATAAGGTGCCATGCCTTCCTCGTATTCTTTCTGCCACGGGTTCTTGATTTTGAACAGTTCCATCATTGGCCCTGTCACCCAAGTACGGAAATATTTACCAATCCCATCCACGTCTTTCCATTCGGGCGCAGCTTCCGGGATCGGCTTTTTGTCTTCCCACTTTTTAATCAAGGTGCCAAAGGTATTTGCCTCTGCCAGCGCATTATCGTTCGTCTGGTTCGGCTTAATATTGGCGCTGCCCAGCAGGTTCTGCAAAGTATCGCTGGCCTCTTTTACCTTCTTGGTGTCACCCGTCTGGTATGCCTTGGTCAGCATAATCTGCGCCATACTGATTGCCTTGAACAATTCTTCCTGCGCCTTGGTGGAGCACTCATACCGGGTAATCCAGTCCTTGTATTCATTGTCCAGCCGCACATACTCAGCCTCGTTGAACCCTGGCCCCCAAAACCCAACCATGCGCTGGCTTACCTTGCCGCCGTTTGGTCGTGTCTCGCTGATATCGCTTACATCATTGATCACCCGCCCGTTGATTTCTTCCAAGTAAGTATCAAAGGTCTTGCCATGATTCTGGGTCATGTTGCAATGTCTGATCCAAGCTGTCATCCGGCTTGTATTCGGGGCGTGTTTTGCCGTGCTTTTCAGCAGGCCCTCACTGTAATAAATGTCAAACAGCATGCACACCCGCTTCATGGCCTCATCCTCATTGCCCAGCGCCTGGGTATAATGGTCAACCAGCTTATCCATGCAGCTCTTACATACCGGGAAGTAATGGTTGTTCCCTCGCCACAGCTCACTCTGCGCAGGGGAAAAATTATCCTTTTGGTGCATGAACCGCTTGCCGCAACAGGCGCAAACAAAATACGCAGGCCCATCGTCCTCTGCCATCATGCGGCGGATCTTGGCCTGCGCTTCTGCGTTTTCTCGTAAAATTGTAGCTTTATTTTTAGAGCCTTTCGGTCTTCCGGCCATGTTCAGTCACCCGCCTTATCGGCGCGGTTCCCGTTCTCATCATAATCACGGAAGTTGTTCCGGCACTCGTTCCAAAACTCCACCACATCCATCAATTTCTGGCTGCGCTTAAACACACAGTAGCTTGTCTGGGTAATGGGGTTCATCTGCCGGATCTCATAGCTCAAACCAAACGCCTTCAAAAAATTCGTAAGCCGCGCCGAATAACTGCAAAAGTATTCGGGCTGCTTCTTCTCATACTCACCCACTCTAAAAACCATCCCCTCTCATCAAAAAATCCCACGCTCTAATCCAGCGTAATATCGTAACAGCAGTCCACTCCGTAAGCATTCACCACCAGCACGTTCTGCTCCGGTTTATTTCGCAATCTCTTATCCATGCAGTAGCTGTCCGCGCCATCCACACAGCCGCTTTCGTATACTTTCGTATCATATACAGTCGTCAGGGCATTGGTGTGGCGGTGTCCCATCAGCACAATGTCAGGCTTATCACCTGTCATCATGGTCAAGGTCTGTACCACGCTGCCCGGTGTGTCTTTGTCACCATGCACTGCATACACCAGTCGGCCGCGTACCATAAAGTCCGCAATCGTCTCGTCAATCGTATTCTGGTAGGTTTCTACATTGCCCAGTGCCGCACAGCGTGCGTCCACAATATAAGTCACAAGCTTGTCCAGGTATTCACCGTGCTGGTTATCTTCCTTGGCGGGGAACACCCGGCTATGGTTGCCAGGCACACTATAAATGTATACATGTTCGAACATGCGGCTCAGTTCAGCCACAAACCAACTCACGGCTTCCCCGGCGCTGATTACCTGGTCTACTACATTCTCGTTGTTTTCCAACCGATTGTTCAGGTGGATCTCACCGTTTACCAGGTCGCCGCCCAGCACCAAAAAACAATTCTGGCCATTGTGGCGCTGCTGGATCACATACACCTTTTCTGCATAGCGCTTCAACCGGGCACGCAGCACCTGTTGGTCAAAGCTGTTGTAAAGGTTCTCAATCTTGACTCCCGCATGCAGGTCGGTCAGGTGAACAATCAGGTCGGTCGTCAGTGCCTCTGTACTAACCACCCCAATGTGTTCAAAAGTCTCCGGCTTATAAGCGCTGAACCGCCGTTCAATCAGCTCTCGCATGCTCTCTCCACGGGCTTGTACCCGCATCAGGCGGCTCACTTCATTGCGCTCGTCCCGCAGCTTGACCTTTTCTTTCTCCAGCTCGCGGCGCTGCTCTTTAATCTCGCCCAAAATCTGCTGGGCGTCACTCAAGTTGGTTTCACTGGCGTGCGCCAGTATACTGAACGCCTTCCAGTTCTTGCGGTATACGCACTCATCCTTGTCCTGGCCCAGCTCTTTATTGATCACATCCGCCACATCGTCCCAGGTGCCAATCTGGTCCTTGGCAGCACAAATGCGGTAGATGTATTCATTATCAGTTTCCTTGGCAAGCTTGTGCAGTTCAAGCATTCACGTCACCCCGTGTATTCACAATTCCGGCGTGGTGCTTGTCACGCTCCATCTCAGCCAAAGCTTCCTGCGCAAAATAGTTGTTGGGCAAAGCCTGCAGCACATACGGCAGCTCGTCCACCATCGTCTTGTTCACGGTCGTAACCATATGCACACCGGGAAACTTCTTGCGCAACATTTTTGCTTCTTCCTTAGAAATAACAATCATACCTTAAAAACTCCTTATAAAAAAATAATCTGAGAATAAAAGAACCCCCGACTATAATGGTCAGGGGCACTCTACCCTCTATAATCATATATAGGGGGTTTTCAGCTTCAAGCGTTACAAGGTATTATTTTTGTTTCTGTAGCGGGTCACGCGGGCCAATGTCTTGGCGTTTTTCTCCAATTCCGCGCAGGTCTTGCAGTAGTGTGCCTTGGCATTCCACGCAATCTCTTCCCCGCACTTTTCGCAGTACCGGTTGTCAAACAGCCCGATCTCTGCGCACAATTTATCCATATCCAACCGGTTATTCTCTGCCGTCACATCCCAGCAGTAAGCAACTTCGCTTTTGTGATCATAAAACGGGTACTCATACAAACAGCCAATCCGCCCCGGACCCGGCTTGCAAGTAATTCGGTTCAATATACCGCACTTGTCACTCAGCACATCCAGCTCCACCGGCGCTTCATAACCGTCCCACCAGTTCGCGCCATCAATGTGTATCGCTGTCACATCTCTCCCAAAGCAAGAGCAAAACTGTTTGATCCTGTATCGGTTCATCAGATCCAGCGTGTCACTACCATTCAGCCGGCACATAACAATCACGCCAAGCAAAACCTTCACCTGTCGCTGCGTCAGCCCATAAGTACGGATCGCCAGCCGAATGTAAGTCAGGTCGCTCTCATAAATGTAGATCTTATCAACCTGCCGCAGTCCACACTTCTTCAGCTGTTTTTTCTTGTACTGCTGGATTAGGTCAAACCGGTCATACTGCCTTATGTACTTGGGGTCTGTATGGGCCAGCTGCATATCTGCACAAAAATCTGGCTCATACCCACTCTGCGCCAACAGCCGCCGTAACAGCCGTGGGCTTTCATTGTAATCGTCAAAGTTATCCAGCAGCATCTTTTCATTGCAATAATAGCTGTAATACATTACCCCTCTCCTCCTTCAATCGGTTCAATGTTCAGTTCGTTGCCAACCGGAACCAGGGCATAACGCTTACCCAGGTACTCGTATTCACCGTCATCGCACAGCTGCGGCAAGCAAATGTTCACCTGCTGGATATTCTCCACAATTCCAGTGCCGGCCACCACCCACATAAACTTCTTGCTGCGGCGGGGGTATTTCTGGTAGCAAAGCATCACGGCAATGTTGGCCAGTTCTTTGGGGTCAAGACAAATCTCTGCACACCGGGCACGGAACTTGTTATAGTACAGCTGCCAGTCAACCTCAAAGTTGGCGGCAAACTCCTTTGTAACGCCCTCAGCCTCCAGCTCATCTTTGAACCGATCAAAGTAACGGCAATGGTGTTCAGTCTCTGCCAGCTCGGCTACCGTTTTATTAAACTCAAAGTAGATTTTTTCAATCGCATCAAAATGCTCCTGGCTAAATCCCACCTCCGCGTCAATCATAATTGTGTAATCAAACCCGTCACTCCTTTTGTGGCGCAGACCGTCCGCCCACTTTTCAATAACCCAACACATCTCATTCATGTTGCTGTGGGCGCAGCTCAGGCGCTTCATCCGCTTGTAGTACGGGCTTGCATACTTCATAAAATACGGCAAAGGTCTGCCATACTTGGCAATCTGCCGCGGCACCGGGTACAGCACGCCGGTTTTGGCAAAATCGCATTCTTGCTTGTGGACTATATCATCATCTCACACTCTTGACGTGTATGAGAGGCTGGCACTTCCACGCCGGATTTTCACCGGATCGCGTACATCCCTTGCGGGTTAGTCTCTTGACCTTCCTTATTATATGTATAAGGCTTGGCACAGGATTGTATCAGATTATATTTGCTATAAGTTTTTAATATCTACCAAAACCTGTAATGTGGCTCCAGGTATGGCCTTTTCTAATGTGCTGAATATTCTCATGGGTAACATTGTATCTAGCTGCAATCTCTCTGTTAGAAAAACCAGAGTTTATCAAATTTGCGATCTCAACCACATCAAGCTCGTTTAGCTTTGCCGTCATATTATCAGAACCTCTATGTGCTGATTCTCGCATGTGCAGCCTTGTCTGTTCAGGCAGTTTTCTTCCAGACATATGCTCACGATTCTTTTCTCCAATTTTTCTCTTAGACTCTTCAGATAGAAAACGTCCCAGATTTTTCTCTTGACCGCCATCTTGAATGTTGTAACAACAACCTAAAGATCTATAAAAAGCAATCCACTGCTGCTCAATAATATTGATGTCATCATTGGCTTCTAACACAGCTAGAACCTTAAAATTGAAAGCCTCCTCCCCGTAAGTATTGTAATCATTCTGTAAGTAACAGTTGTCATGTTCATTATGCGCCAACTTCCAACAATGATGCCAATAGCGTTTTACAAAGCGCATTGTTGTCTGCCCTACATAAACTTTTCCGTTGGCGATATTCGTAATTGCATAAATGCCACTGCTGTCTCTGTATTTATCTTTATCAATAAAAAACATACAACCTCCATATTTTATAATCTGATAGTTTCCCTGTTAGCACACAGACAAAACGCCATTTCCTGCGTTTCCACATTTGTCCTGTGTACACCCTGCTCTTGCAGGTTCACCAGCTGTTTCCACTGCGCGTCACCGCACAGGGCCACCGATTCTTGATGGCTTTACCGTTGGTTATGGAGAGCAGATCAACATACCGGGCGTATGTTTCTTTCTGCTTCTCAGTTTTTGGTGTTTTGTTGTGGTAGCAGCTCGCGTAATTGGAAATCTCACCAATCAAACTCTTCAAGCTGCGCATAATGCACGCCGTGCGGTTCTGGATCGTGTCCTTCTCCGCCAGCGCAGTTACTTTATCTTCAATGTCAATTACAATTTTTGCGTTCCTGTCCACACCCTTCATCATCAAAGGGCTATTTAATACTAGGACCAAATCCCCGTCATAATCCGCGCCATTTAATCTCTGCGGGGTAATACTCTTGCAATTAACAATCAACGTGTTCACCAACTGGCCGCAATATTTTTCCAGCAGCGGGTTGGTCACGCCCTTCAGAATCACATGCTCGCTCTTGCAAATGTGCGGGTTGCGTTCAATCAGCCGTTCGCCAAGCGTTGTTCCTGTTCTGTCAAAACTGTAAAACTCATCCGCCTCCAGCGCCCCCTTTAAGGGTAGGCCGGCAATGTGTTCCATCAGCATAATCAGGTCAGGCACTAAGAACTTAAAGCTTCCGCGCAGCCACAACTTGCCACACTTCATGTCATCCTTATATTTTCCAAGCAGGTTGGTTATGTACTTTCGCACCCCCTCCTCTTTCAGCATCTCCGGGTTCTTCAAAATCGCCGCGCAATAATTATTCAGCGGTTTGTGCCGGTCAGCCAGCATACCCAAAAAGCAGTAGGTGTATACCGGGTCACCGTTCTCAATCTTTTCAACCCAATCAATGCTGTAATCTGCCAGGTGCTCAAACTCGTCCACCGGCAAATCCAGGTCCTGCAAAATCTGGTAGTTGCCGCGGGTATATAGTGGTTCTGTGTCAATGTCAAACTGCCACTTTGCAATACCAATGCAGTGCTTGTTCTTCTTGAACTGGTACCAGTATTCTTCCCAGTCCGCAATCGTGCCGGTCTTCTTAAAATACTTGTACCCCTTGTACATACTCTCACACGCAATAATCTTGGGTTCAGCCCCTGGGCTTACGTCATGCTCCACGCCCCAAATGTCTTTGATGAATCGTACCCCGCGTTCTGCAAAAAACGTTTCATAATCCATCTGGTTCAGTACACCCTTAAAGTACGGCATCCGCCACACCACACTGGTCACAGGTGTTTCGCTGCCCAACCGTCGCTGTATCTCCTGCATAATCTTGGGGTGTGCAATCCCGCAGCCGTCAAAGGCGTTTATCTCAATGTCGCGGGTAGTTTCTGCAATGTCTTTCTGCACCCACTCGCGGTCAGCCCCGGTTTTACGGTCTTTGAACTGGATCTTGCGGTCATATACATATTTAATGTTCTGGTTTGGTATGGTCACAAAACAGTCCGGCACCACCACAATGGTCGGGTACCAGTTCTCAATGCAGTGGCAACTGGAAAAGCACAAACCACGGTAACTCATCATTTTGGCGAGCACAGTCTTGTCTAGCTGTATCCCCATCGTGATTCTCACGTCAAGGTCGTGGGCCAACCGCCTGTCCACAAAGCTCAAGATGCCCTGCCGCACCATACTAGCGCTGCGTTCACTCAGCACAAACTCTTGCTTTCCAATCTTAAACCCGTGCTGGATCAACCGCTTCATGGCCGCCTTCTTGTTCTGGCCACCCACGCAATCCACAAACACAACAAACCGGTTGTACTCGTTGCTTTCATATGTAAGCAGCCGGATCTGCCGGAACAGCATGTTATCACCCTGCTTTACATAAAAGCGCTCTTCCTCCTCCTGGCTGATCTGGATGTTATAGTCATGGTTGATAATGTAGGTCAGGTTCAACTTTCGCACAATATATAGTGGTGGTGCGAACATTACTCGTCCTCCTTGTTATTCGGGTCATCCTCTTTGTTCTCGGCTTTTTCCAGGTTGTAAATCTTTTCAATGCTAACCCGCCCGCTGTCAAACGCCTCACGGGAAAGTGCCGCCCACAGCAGCGCGTACAAAACCGGCAGCGCCACAAAAATTCCAACCGTGGCCACAGTGCCCAACATCTGCAACGCCAGCCGGATCACCACGATGCAGCTTCCAACCAGCACCATGGCCTTAAATCCCTGCCACAGGTCATGCAGAAAATTTGTCAGTATCAACAAAGTTTCAGCTTCTTTCTTGTTCAAAGTTTTATACCTCCAAAAAAATATTTTTATTGTTGGTTAAATCGCTGAATTAAAAAAGATACTAGAGATTAAATGGGGCTTGATTTCATCTGGCACAACAATATTGGGGCCGTCATTATTCAATACTTTAATCTCCGGCGTTGTCATCTTTTCTGTCATCTCAGCACCTTTACCTTTTTCCTTTGACGGCTTACAGCTGCCAACGGGATACCACCGGGAATGCTCTTTTCCTGGTTTTTTACGGTACCTGTCTTGTGCATTCCAGATGGCCTTAGCAGGGCCTTCTTCATCGCACAGCAGATTCAAAGCAACCATCATATCGGGTTTGCCTTTCACACCAATTCCTTCAGGAATCACTCCGTAACAAGGCGTAACCAACCCTAAGCTATGAAGATCTTTAACTGCGTTCGTTAGCGTTCCAGTATGATAACGTAGTTCTGTGGCCACACCGCTTAAAACCCCCACCCACACAGGGAGTGTGCCTGAGCTTTCGTTGATGTAAGTTTTCTGCCACAATGTACGGCGGTAGTTAAAGTAAAGATACACCCTAAACAAGGTTTCCGCCCCACGCCCATCCGGGCATTCAGCCAGAACTAGCTTGCGCAAAACGTGGTACTCTTTACATCCAAGAAGAGCAAAACTGAACGTTCCATTTCCCGTCATAAACACATCTTTCATATCCGGGCAGAAACGGTATCGAAACAGCTCTGAAGGCTTACTAGGATCAAAATCCTCTGTATGCACTACTCCACCCTCTTCAAGATACTGTATCGCCTTAATCACTCGGTTGTGTTGTTCTCTTCTCTTCTTGCCAACCCCAAACGTGCCTGTTGTGTTTGTAATCTCAGCGATCGTAGCAATGGTCCAGATGTCTTCTTCATCCTCGTAAACTGGCACTGCCCGCATATAAAGCGCCAAATAAACGGGTAGGATTTCTTTTACATCTTTCAAAAAAATCAGATCAGCGGGCACCTGTATGTAAAAATCATTGATCCGATCCTCCTTAATAAACATTCTTACTTATCGCTCCTAATCATTAAAATCGCCCTGAAAATTGCGTGTCATTGCTTGCGTTAAAAAGCTCTGAAACCCTGTTTTTGAAGGGTTTATTCAGAAAGCGGCCTAAAAATTGCGTGTCATTGATAGCACTAAGGTTCAAAACCACCCCCTAAAACTGCGTGAAAATAGGATGTAATTATAAATCTCTCGTTAATGTTATAAGCGGCTCGTTTCCCCGGCGTTTGTTCTTGTGTGGGCGCATGAGGTTCGTTCTCTTGGTTGTTACTGCGTTCCTGCAGGTTACTGCGTTTCGCTTTCGTAATTGCGTAAAGGTTGTTAAGGTGCGAAGGGTTTGGTTCAATCGTGTCCTTGAGTTAATGCGGTAAGGTCGTGTTTCGTTCCTTTTTTAATGAGGGCTTGGTTGAATCGCTTCCTTTAGTTCTTCGCGTTTTTTGTTTGTGTAGTCGTACCTCATGACTGTGTAGGCGCATGGGTTTGGTGAAATCGCGTCCTTGGTTCTTTTCGTTCCTGGTTTTATACAATCTCCCAGGCCGTAACGTGTCGATTCAAAAATAGTCCCAGGTCATAGCGCTGTCCGTTCAAGTCAAGCCATTGGTGTGTTCCTCTGGTTTTCAGGCCGTTGCAGGTCACTGCTCGTTTATCCAGCCCTGGCTGATCCGGTGCTGATAAAATCACGCTTTTTCCTTTTGCGTTAAACAGTTCTTCCGGGCATAGTGGTCGTAGCTCAAAAGGTAATGGCGTAACGGTACTGATTGCTTGGTTGTGGTCGTCCCAGTCGCGCCAGGTTTGTATCTCAACCAGGTCTTCTTCGTCCCACACTGCAGGCTCGTCTCCTAGCGCTTTTAACGCATCTTCACGGCTTATGTATTGCATGTCGCATCTCCTTGTATTGTGGCTCACAGCGCGTCCCTGCGCGTCTCAGGCCATGCTATGTCGTGTGGTGTCGCGGTTTATGAATAGATCGCTGGTTCCGGCATTACCGATTCATCAAAACAGCCCAGCCCAAAATCTCCCGGCCAATATTCGCCCTGCAGCCATTCGCTCTGGCTCTGAATAATTTCGTCCAGGTTATCAGGATTTTTCACCAGGTTCATTGGCATCAGCAGCGGTAGGTACTCGCCTTCGTCGTCCATGATAGTAAACAGGCTGGCCAGATCGTCCGCCGTTGCGCTTTGTAATTTTTCAAGCCTTGTCATAAGTTCGGCGCAGGAGACCCGCGACTTTAGTCGTGGGAGGAATGCGCCTTCAACTCCTCTCTGTAATATAATTTGTTGCCGCTTCCAGCAACGTAAGTTTTTTGTAGCTTGCGCTATTTGAGATAACGGTTCCGTCGTACTTTTTGATGGCAAAATACCCGCTGGTACGTCTGCCGGTAATGAAGCATTCCTCACCGTTATATCGGACCTTGTCCCAAAGGCGGAAACCTTTCACCAGGTACGGAGCCTGATTCTTTTTGCGGGTGCCGCCTTTAATGATTTTCGCCTTGTGGATTTGCCGGTTGTGATGACGTAGCGCCCGCGTGTGGAACATCGTGTCGCACGGCTTTGCATTTGGAGCTTTGGCAATACAGCGAGCATCGTTGGTGTGGCTTTTCTCTACGTGGTTTTCCTCTCGCAGCAGCTTGGTGATGTACCCGTAGGTCTGCTTGACAGGAATATTCAGCTCATCCTTTAGTCGTGCGAGCAGCGTATTGCGCATGATTCCCATGAAAGCGGCGTCGCGCAGCGGCTTGCCACGCTTTTTGCTATTGCCCAATGTGATTTTCCCCTCGTGGAGTGCCTTGTGGCATGCCACGCATAAGGTAATCAGGTTGTTAGGAGCATTGCCTCCAACATGACGGCTTTCAATGTGATGGACGTGCAGCCGAACTGGCTTCTTTTCTGTCGGGTAGGCACCACAGCACTGGCAGGTGTAGTTGTCGCGTTTCAAAACGTACTGGCGTACATTGTATTCGTCGTACATCTCGCCGAGCTGATAGTCGGCTCCTACAGGCAGGGGCTTTCCGGCGAGCATTGCCTTTAAGCGCTGTGTATCAAATTCTGCAGTTTCTACTCTTACAAGAGTGACAGGCAAAATTCGACAGATGCGCTTAATAACGGTGATGTGCTCCTGAATTTTAACTTCAACCGACGGCGCCAGCCAGCCTTTGTGCTTGCTATGCACTCGATTGTTGAAGCGCGGCGCCCTGTACCGGGTTTTGCGGTTCCTGCGGCTGCGGCGGTATTGCCGTCGCACCGAGAGCAGCTCTACCACGTCGTTACGGGGAGACAGTTCCTCTTTGTAGAGTTCCCTACCCTCTGAACAGGCAGAAAGTCCCACATGTCTGGAACCAGCATCAACGCCCAGGGCAACGGGTTGTTTGTATCCCGCACTTCCGTGCAGGAGTTTGATTACGAACGGCGTGCGCTTTACAACGCGAGCCTTTCCTTCTTTCAATAGTAAACGAGCCTTCCGTGGAGAGCACGGCATCAAAGGCTCGCCGTGCATATTAAGTACATACACATATTGCATGATACCATGCTCCTTTCTAAAAATTTGGCGGCTAAAAAGAAGCCGCTCTCTCTTTGCGGAGAGTTGGAATCCTTCCCCAATGTCACAAGTGGTTTGAGTCAGCCACACCTGTCGGCTTTACCTCAGCTTTACGTGATGTGTTGTCGCAGAGCGGCAGATTAGGATTAACGTCCACCGGTGCCTATACATTCGCTTGTAACGTAGTACTCGAAGCACTTAGGGTAGTCAACACACCCTTTCGGGCACAGCCGAAGCTTTGGACTCACCGTATTCGGCAAGCCCGCGACTTCAGTCGTGGGTTATTGACGTGAACTTTTTGTAATATTTCTTTGCGATATGTAGTGATGTTGTTGTTATCTTCCACGCGCCAAAAATCAGTAGCGTCCATACAGCCCCCAATGCCAACAGCATCAGCGGTCCCCATAGGTAAATCATCAGTATGGCGTCCACCGTAGATTCCCATGCCTCGCTCATTTGCTGCCTCCGGTACCCAGGTCTCGCATCATCTCGTCGGTCAGGTAGTACACGGTGCTGGTATACCGATCTTCGAATGATCCGTTATCATATGTGGTGCGGTCGTAACAATCAGCCTTGTAGCTGTAATCTTCATCAGAATATTTTATGGTGACGTAATCTACATCCTTGGTTTCTTCTTTTACGAACCCATCATCCTGTGTCACGCCGCAGTGCAGGTATGTGTCAGCGCCGCAAATGCCGCCATACCGGTTTGTATACGGCCGCGTTTCAAGTAATGCGTAGGAGATCTTGTGCGTGGTATATACAGCAGTTGTGTCTACAGCTTTTGGCGCTTTAGCCTCTAAGTAAAGACCAAAGTGTACAGCAGCTCCAACAGCCAATACCGCAGTGGCCGCAGCGCAAGCGTAAGTTATAGCACTGGCGATTTTTAACTTTGACATATATCCTCCTTAAAAGTCATGGCCGACAAACAGAAAATTCTCTATTAAGCCATAGAATCCATCTTCCCATTCTTTGGCGGTATCCATGGTAACGTCATCCACAGGGTGTTGGATCATCCAATCACGCAGGGTAGTCAGTTCATTGAATAAAATCTTCATGTCACCGGCGATCTCCTGCTTTTTGGTGTTAAAATCTTCGATTGTGAAATTATTATCAGCCATTGTAGTTTCCTCCTTAAAATTCATGCCCCAGGATCTTAAAGTGCTGACGCAAGCTGTTAAACGAGTTATCCCAGTCCTTATGATTCTCCTGTGTGACTTCTTTTATCGGGTTAAGAACAATCCAGTCGTGCAGCTGCCGCATCTCGTCAAGCAATAATTGTAGGTTACTGGCAATCTCTTTCGTGCGGATTTCAAATTCTTCATTGGTCATTTGTGTATTCCTTCCTCATCTCGGCATTGGCCGATATCTATTCATGTCGCAATAGCCGCTCAAAGTGTGCATATCGTAGATCATACTGTTTACTACCTCATCACGGCTAAAACCATAACGATCGGCAAAATCCACCATATCTTCAAACATTAAGGCGATCGTGCGGTTGTAATCTTTGATATGTTCAGTTTGTACCTGTTCACCAACGATATAGGTTTCGGGTCTTTTATATTCATGGTCAATGGTAGGCTGCTCGTCAATGCTATCAAGCACATCGTTTGTGTCATAAGTTCTATTGTCAAGCCCTTTGGTCAGCCATTCAACCTGCATGGCATCAGCATCAATCAATCGCATTGTGGTTTTTTCTCCTTATCTAAGATCAAGTTTACCTACTGGCTTTCAGCTGCACCTCCATAATTCAATTATGATTATCAAGACCCCTTATTCATAGCTTTACGCATATTTTTGTATTCCTGATATTTGTTGGCATATTCATATGCTGGGGCAAAAATATGTTCTACAGCGTTCGCCAATTTTGGTTCATATTGATGAAGCATGGCAAGTTCTTTGTTATGACGTCCAGCAAATGGGCATCCTGCGCAACCTGTGCGCTTGCATCCATATACTGTATAAGCATCACTATGGACTATGTTATAGGTTGCTTCAAATGCTGCCTTATCCTCAGCTTTCCACCAAAACAGTGGATAATACTGCTTTCCATGCGCTCCGTCTGTCATACAACTTTTAACACTCGTTGAACGCACTCCACCTTCAGCTTTTCGTATTCCGACTAATTGGATGTCTCCTCCATATTTTTTCCGCACGGAATCTCCTACTTTTTTCTTAGACTCATTGCAGCAACGACTTGAAATTTTGAAAGTCGGAGGGTTCTCAATCATAAACTCTTTAAGAAACCTAGCAGATGCAATTTCGGTCTGGAGTGGTTTATGCGGTTCGTCTTTCCAAGCGTTACACCACCAGCGAAGGGCAGCCTTACAATTCGGGTATTTGGCGCACAGGACATCAAACGGTTCATCTTCCCATTGGAAATTGTGTTTCTGTAGGCGTCCAATGTAGTCGGCAAATTGCTTACTATAAAACGGATAACCAACATTACGAACTGCTCCGGCTACCTGCATTTTCCCGCGCTCACGATGGATTTTAATGTCGTATTTTTCTTCAAGAAATGACAAATGCCGCTTTGTGGCATCCATTTCAACACCCGTATCAAACCAAACATAAGTCACATCATGCTCACCGTCACGGGGGCGCAGATGTTCAACAATGTCAATTATATTGTCACTGTCTGCACCACCACTTATAGAAACCATTATGTTGTTATGACTGTTCAGGACGCTTTTTGCTTTAATTAAGCCGTCAAAAATCGTGGCTGTTGGTGCTTGTTTAATGTATTCTTGTTCCGTCATATTTTTCTCCTTATTCCGGCAACGGCCGGTATTTATTCATATCGCAGTAACCGCTCATAGCGTTCATGTCGTGCAGCATCTCGCTTACTACCTCGTTCCGGTCAAGGCCATTGCGGTCTGCATAATCTACCATGTCTTCAAACATTACGGCGATTGTATGTGTGTAATCCTTAATGTGTTCCGTCTGTGGCTGTACGGAATATCTAAAGCATGTTTGTTCCATTGTTAAAAATCTCCAAAGTTATTATTTAAGAATGAGGATTGGTAGCAGCTATAGCGCTCGGTTCCATATTGTCACCAAAGTAAAATTTATGTACGCCCTTGGCCCCTACCCAGTGGTCAAAACTTTCATCAAAGCTGTCACTATGTACTGCAGCCGGCACCTGAATAATGCAGGGCACTTTCTGCGCCACCATATCGTCTTTGCACCAACCGCTGTTGCAGGTCCCGCAGCAAGGTTCCAGTACCAGGTCGTCAAACGGGAACATCATATCGCAATAACCTTTGATATATTCGTCATAAACCCGTTCCGCGTTGTGTTCATAAGGCGTATCACCCCAGTCATCGCCGTACCATTCCACCAGGCCATCATCACCCAGGTAGAACCGTACCAGGTTGCCCTTGCGTTCAAAGTCGATAATTTTCATGCCTGAGTTTCCTCCTTGGCGGCCTCATATTCAGCCTCAAACATCTTGGCCGTATCTGCCGGCAGTTCATGCCTGCTGTACATGGCCGCAGTCCGCCGCACCAACTCGCACGGGTCAGGATTATTTGCCCCAAACTCCGCGTTCAGCTCGCTTTGCGTCACCGGCCACTTAAAGCCAAAGTCTGTTCGCTTGATTTTGCACAGCGGTGCTCCTTCATGCCAGAACACGATGCCCTCCATAGCGACCAGCTCCAACCCGCGCCGGATTCCCTCAAAGCTTGGTTCCGGAATGTCAATACTGATCGTGCCATGCCGCACCAGCACATCCTTGTCCAGCCCGTAGGGATTTTTCTGAAAGTGCGGTCCAATCGCCTCATAAGTTGCATCCGGCAGGTCATCCCGGCTGTTGTTTCGTGCCTCCACAAACCATTTGTCCGCGGGGTTATCTGCCGCCACTTTCACCCAGTGGGGCCAGTGGCCAGTTACCGGGTCTGGCTCGTCACACGGAATCGCGCCCTCCGGCACTGCTCTGCCCGGCTTGGCATCAAAGCGCTTGTAGAATTCGCCGTTAATAATCGCACAGCAGGCACCGTCAATCTTCAATGTGGCAATGCTCTCGTCCGTCAGCGCCGCTTCACAGCCCGGCATAATCTCGTCACGGATTCCGGTAATCTTGTGGCCACTGAACTCGCGCTTATATAAGGTTGGAATTTTCTTCATTGGTTTTTACCTCCAAAACTTTGTTAATTATTCAAGTGCCAATCTTAATGCTGTGCATAACAATATCGGCAACAGGTTCGCCCGTCAATGCGCACAGGCAGGCGTAACGGCCAATCCATTCATTGAACTCTACGTTCTCGTTAAAGGTGATTTGTACATAGTTGGCAGAATAGCCATGACTTTTCGCCCATGTGTCCGGCGTGCCATTGTCGCACTCCAAGCAAACATGCCGGCGGCCTAGATCTGATTCAATAAACCAAACCATGCTGACACCCTGCTCACATAGCGTGGTCATCATTTTCCGGGCGCTCAGTTTTGCGCTACATATCTCTTCCGTACTCCAGTGGATCATCTGGCCGGACAGATACTCTACGCACGCATCATCCACGGCCTTATGTGCCGCCTTTGGGTCTCTCACATCAATCGTCACACTGCGCAGCGTGGTTAGATCTGGTGTAACAGCCGGTGTAAGTAACGTACAGCAGTTCGGGTCAAGCTTCAGCTCACTGGCCGCCAGCACACCGCTCGGCTGCAGCCACCGCCCATAGGGGATCTGGTCGTCCGTCACTTTGGTAATAACAAACGTATCGCCCTCGCAGGCCGCATATTGGCGTATACCTGCCCGGTGTGTTTTGGTAATTCGCACCTTGTCACCCGGTTTTACCAAACAATATCTGGCGGAGCTATTGATGGTGCCTGTATTGTGATTTTTCATGAATTATTTGCCTCCTTCATTTGCGAAAACTTGTATTTAGTAAAGGTAAAAAAGTGGGTGCTTGCCAGGCACCCAAATTTAATGGGCATCGCTATATAGTAGCCAGCGGCGGCACCCCCAACACTGTATCTACCGCCATTGCCGTTGCATCAATCTGCTCCTGGCTCAAGCCAATGTAGCGCATCGTAATGCTCTGGCTGCTGTGGTGGAACTTGTTTTGCAGAGTTTCCATTACCTGGCCAGCCGGCAGCCCGGCCTCTGTCAAAGCGTGGTTTGCAGCATAGCCATAGGTCTTGCGCAAGCTGTGGGTACTAATATGCTCTTTAATGCCGCACTCTTTGGCCGCTTGGTTCAAGATCCGCCACACCTGGGTTTCGTCCAGCGGCTGCGGCACTCCCTTGGGGCTGCGCATACTCTGGAACAATGGCCAGCCTGGCTTCAGCACATTCATGGTTCGGCCCCGCATCTCTTCAATCAGGGCGGTAATCGCGCCTGCTGCCAGCGGGGTAATCAGGTCATTGGTGCGCTTGCCGGTCTTTTCATTGATGATAATAACGCGGTGGCGCGGGCAGTTGTGCTCACAATCCCACACATCATCCACGGTAAGGCGTAAAAGATCGCCCACACGCAGGCCCAGTGTCACACCACATATAAATAAGGTATAGTTTCGCTGCCTGTTATACGGGCGTCCCTGGGTGTGCAGGTAGGTGGCTATGGCGTTAAAGTCCTCGCGGCTGCGGATCGGCTCTGCCGGCGTTGGTTTTGCCACACCATTGGTTTTTACTAGGCTCAGTTTGGGCTGTGCATAGCGTGCGGCACGGGCTTTCTTACTGCGGCTCCGCTGGCGCGGCTGTGGTGTTTCGCGTACCAGCTTATAACCCATGGCAGATGCCAGCTGTTCCATCAGAGCGTTGTGGCCGTCAGCATCGGTGCTTGCCTGCATCATTGCCATCAGTAAGCTTGCAGCGCCTTGTATGTCCAGCCCACCTTTGGCCTCTGTGGCCTCCTGCATAGTAACAGTGCGGGGGATAAAGTGAGCTACGCTGTTTCTTTTTTTCATAGTGGGCTTCCCTCCTGTGTGGTGTGTCCTGCGAAGTTTTATCCTGCGGAGCTTTATCTTATGGTTCTATTATAGCACTTCTAATTACAAGAAGTCAACAGTGGCAAAAAAATAAATTTCAGGAGAAAGCGTAACAGGCTGCGCCTGGGGCGTTTCAGGCTCCGCCTGTAGGGGCGGGGGTTTTTAGGCTGCGCTTGTATGGGCTGGCATCTGAATCGTTTCTATTGTTTGTAAGGAGTCCCGGTATTTTATTCAATGAAAACCCACCCCCCCTTGTCTGGCGACAGTGGGGACCGATAGAACCAGCTATACAGTATAAATAGGTAGGAAGACAGCCAACAGGCAATCAGAGCGCCCTGTGATAGCCCCGTGGGGCTCGTTATTGGCCGGATCTAGTCTCAAAATGGATAGATCTGCCCCTGGTGAAGGCCCAAAGAGGGTGTTTTCGGGGATCAAAAAGCTCCGCCAGAGTCGTTCCGAGGCGTTTTCGAGCGAAAATTATGCGTTTTTTAGCGTTTTGGCGCTGTTTTTGTGCGTTTTAGTGGCCAAATCGTGCGTTTTTATGGCGTTTTTGGGTAAAAAAATAAGGCCCCAAAGGAGCCTGGAAAGCGGATTGTTATGCGGTTTTCTCCGAGGGAGAGGACGATTAAGGAAACAGGGATCTAGAGGGAGGAAAGTGGAGGAAGGGAGGTGTTTGGAGAAAGGAGAAGAGGAGGTGGGGAGGTTGAAGAGGGATAAGTGGCGTAGGTACGTTTGTTTGTGTTTTGAGAGCCGGGAGTGAGATGGAATAACTGACCCGTTTTCCACGTTCTCACGTTATTTTTTCTTTTTAACCTGCCCCCATATGCAAACTATTGAACGTGGTTTGCAAGTAGTGGATTTTTGGCGGTATACCGTTGTTTTATGGCCTTCTAACCTGCTGATTTTTGGCGCTTTTCTTGCTTTACATAGGGGTATACCAGGCGCTGTTTAGTAAAAGAAATTTAGGTAAATATATTTAGGTAAATTCTTTTGCGCCTTCGGGCCTGCCGAACATTGGTCTATAGCTATAGACCAGGCTATATTATACGGCGTATAGTATCCCATACAGTCAATACACATGTATATACAACTGTCAAGACACATAGACACATATATACTATTTGCACTATATTCCTATATCTACCCACTTTATTTATATACATTTGTTTCATATATTTATAAATTTGTTGCAGGTATCTTGTACTGTGGTAAAGATCTACTTATTATAATAAGTACACGGTACCATATACCGCATACCCCGAAGCTCATCAACACAATACAACACACAGTAAAGGAAGGTACAAAAAATGTTAAACGAAAAAAAGAGAGACAAAAATCAAAATGTGATCCTACACTTTGAGTTTACCGCGCCGGCGCAAAAGTGGAAACTTGCCGATAATATTTCCCCTGTATACCGCGCAGCTATTGGCGCCGCCGCTGCCGCCGCAAAAGTCGCCTATGATAAACAATATAGCGATACCTTAAGGGACCTATATCAAGCTATCAATAGATACGCCACTAGTGGAATATGGCCCGATAATAGCACGGCCGCCGCTGATTTAATCCAGACTATTGCCTTGCATTATGTTGAACTTGCAACCGCCGCAAAACAGCCGCTTGATAGTTGGGTACAAGGCGGGGATAGTAACTTTACTGTTATACGTATATATAAAAAGAGAAGCACAAAAGAGCTCATTCTATTGCAAGGCCCCCGCGCTGTTTTGTCGTACGGTATTAACGTGGCAAACAAATGGATTAACAGTCAACGTGCGGTGCGTGTGACCGGCCGTGTTACCTATATAGATAGTACCGGCAAAACACGTACAAAAACAGTACCCCTTGAAAGTGTAGAAGAGCTAACAGAAGGTAACAACGACGCAATACAGGGTAAAGGTACCGGATTAACAGAGCCGCGATATAGCAACCCCGATACAATTCAATCGCGGGCGCTATTTTGGGCAGATATTGGCTATATTTTACGCAATATCCCGGATGGTCAAGATATATGTCATTATACCGCCGCCGGATACACGCAACAAGAGATTGCAAAACTGTTAAACTATAGTCAATCAAAAGTCGCAAAAATCCTTGCAAAGTGCCGTAAAGCTCTATCAGATAATGGCCTTGCACCATCTATATTATAATAGGCAACACAGCACCCCGCTATATTATCCCCGCCGGATAGTATAGCGGGGTATTTTTGTTATGTTTCAAATTTTCTAAAAATTTTTTTGAAAAGTTGGAATAATACCCCTGTTTTTTTTTACGTTATAGGTGTAAGCACTTACACAGCGCGGCGCGGCACAACACAGCGCGGCGCGGTACACAGCGCTTATATCTTCCCACGCGGTCAAGTTCAGACCTAAAAATAAACAGTACATTTTGCTAAAAATGCGGGGCCTGTTATCCTAGTGAAAATGGCAGGGCGAACAAAAAACCGATTGGCTATTCGCAAGTTCGGCTTGAACGAAGCATAAATCGGGCTGGAATCGAAAACTAGGTAAACTTGGGAAAGTTTGCACAGGAAACTGTAATTCCAGACCTCCCCATGCGTTTAATGAACCTGATTTTGCAAACGGATTCTAAAGCGACTGGCATTTACACTGGCAATATCTCCGATGTTATCAGTGTGCCTTTTTGTCCTATCTCCGATGGGGCATTGACTGCTTAAACCCGTTGGCACCGCAAAACCCCGCCGTGCAAATGAAGCGGATTCAATCACACAAGGAGTATAAACTTGACTCGGAAATCGAATTCCGCCCCGCAAGGGGTTATTCATAAAACCGAAACAGACCGCCTTTTCGCAAGAAGGGGCGGTTTTGTCGTGTAAGGACTGGCTCTTACACCTGATGAGGGAAAGCATCCCCCACGGAATTGCCAAAATGAAAGGAATTTGACTATGAAAACCGAACTGAAAACCACCGATATGGCCGAACTGAAAACTCTGATTGCCACCGCTGAAAACGAAATTAAGCTGAAAACCGTGGCATATAAGGACCTTCTGGCCGCCGATGACGCAACCCAAAAGGATCTCGCAACCGCTGAAACGGCATTGGCCAACGTGATTGACGAGTACAACGAACTGAAGAAGAACGAAATTTACCTGACCTGCTATCAGGCAGAATCCCCCATGCTGGCCGCCTGCAAGTATGGCGAAATGACCAAAAAGGTGCTGAAGAAAAAGCAGAATGAAAACGGCACCGTAACCATCAGTGTCGATGACCGCAAGGCCCGCAATGCAATCGACCTGGTTGACTTTGAGCATTGCAACCCCGAAAAGGGCACTTTGGCCGTCAATGGCCAGTGGCCCTTCTATCTTGAATCCTGGCTGAAAAGCCTGGCTCTGAATCTTGGCACCGAAATTGAACTTGATGCCAAAGCACAGAATGAACTCGCCGCAAAATATAAGGATGCTGACGGCGAATTCGCAAACCTGTCCCGCAAATCGTGCAGCATGAAGAGCATGGTTCGTGACTTGCAAGCTATCGTTGATTGCATCGTGTTCATTGATTACGTTCCCAAAGAGGAACCGACCGATGAATCCGATTCCAAAAAGCCGGTCAAGCCGGCCAAAAAGCTGAACGCTTTGAAGGTCACTTCCAAGGATATCAATTACATCAAAAACCGCATGACCAAGGCGGGCAAAACCGCTTTGGCAATCCGAATGGCAAGCCCGAAGGAAATGCGAATCATTGTTGGTAACGTCATGTACCACCTGACCACTGGCAAGCCGTACACGATTGAAGCGTAAAGCGTAACCCAACCGCTGGCAGACCGGTTAAAGTCTGCCCTTGTTAATGCAGCCCAAAAGGAAAATAAATTAAAAAATGAATTTCTTTCTGGATGGTCACAAGCCCATAAAAATGCAGAGTGGCAAGCCGCCCGTTGTTGATTCTTTTGCGAATAGGTAGTAAAATGAAATACATAGGGTTTGCCGTTTCGCAAGCCCAATCCCCTCGCAAAATTCAAAACGCAAAAGGAGTTTTACAATGGACCCAACTTTTGAATTCGATTTTGAAAATGTTGATCTCGGCCCTGACGCTGATCCGCACGATTCTGTTATTTACGCAATCGGGAAGGCGGTTGAAAAGGAACTTAAACGCCCCAAAACCCTAATCGTAAATCCTGTTCAGCTGCAAAAAATGAATCAGCTGCAAAAAGCTCTTGCAAAATACATTGAACACGCCAAAACCTATCCGCTAAATGATAATGTGACGTTCAAAATGATTCCAAAAGTGAACCAGCATGACATTGAATTTGTTTTGGCCCTCGATGATTTTGTTGACTTCAAAGACCTGATGCTTCTTGCATTTGATCTCGGCGTCAATGTTCGGATCTGTACCGCAAATGAAGATCGCGTCAGAGTCGGCTTTACGATTGAAAACCTTTACGTTGAACCGTAACCGTAACTAATTTCAAAATCGAATTCCAAACCGGAACCGCTTTTCACAAGGCGGTTCCTTTTTTATTGCTTGTTTTCATCTCTAAGATGAATTTCATATTCCCCACTAATCAGCCGCCGTATCATCTGCGGAAACGTGCAGTCGAGTTTTGCAAGAAGATTATTAAGTTTGTCATTATCTTCCGTATTCAAAACGATTCCTTTTCTGTGTTCGTTTCCGTTTTCCCTATTTCTTGCTTTACGTTCTCTGTTAAGCCGTCGAATATGTTCCAGCTGTTCCTCTGCTGTCTTGAATTGCTTTTCCATTCTAAAACCTCTTTTACAACTTGATTTTTCTTACATTATACCAGAATAAAACTATTTTTACAAATCCAAACCATGAAACGAAAGGAAGCCCCACCATGAAAAAGCTAACAAAATCCCTCACCCGCTTCACCCTGTTCAGCGCCGCCGCGTGCGCCATTCTCTTTGGCCTTCCCGCCCTGGCTACTCGCCACCCCTTCATTCTGTTGGCCGTTTCCCTGTCCGTTTTGATTCTGGCCGTGTATGCCATTCACAAACCGGTGGCCAAACCCAAAGCGGCAAAGCACCGCACCGCCACCCACCGCAAGGCGGCCTGAACCTGAATCCCATCATGAATATCATGAATAAGTTCTTTGCGCTCTGACTTCACTGCCAGGGCGTTTTTTATTGCATCATAAATTGAATGGCTTTGCCAATGAAAGGAAGTCTCCCAAATGAAACCTCGCCGCATTCTCTCCGCCCTCCTCCTCTCCCTCGGCCTTATCCTCTTGACCTTCGCCGCCACCTGCCGCCTGGTTATGACCAACATCCAAATTGATTATGACCCGTCCAGCCCTGCAACCGTCACCCTCACCGTCTTTGGCCAGTCGGATGAATACGCCCTGGCCATTGATGCCGATTGAACCATGAATTGAAAAATGAAAGGAAGTACCTAAAATGTTGAATTCTCTTTATGCCCTCATCCTCACCGATTCCCTTCACCTGCCCACCATCATCGGCTATTTCAATACCCGTCCCGCCGCCAGCCAAGCCCGCCAGAGTGCCCGCGCCTGGCTGGAAGGTGAATCCCAATCGGTCGAATGCCTCAAGTGCTTCTTCCCCGCCGCAATGCACATTCTTTACCAGTGCCGCACCGCCATCGAAAAGAACCCCGCGCACTATATAGACATGCGCATTCGGCCTGTCGATGACCTCTCTGACCCCGAAACAACCCCGTTCCGCGTCTATTATGAAACCGCAACCGGCGACCGTCACTTCACCGTTATGAAAGCCGTCACAGATCTCGCCGCTTCCCGTATCGTTTCCCACACCGTTCCCGACTGTACAGTTATCGTAACGGCCTTCCCGGATGAACATGTTGAAACCGTTGGCTACACGGAAGTCAAGCCGGAAATGCTGGATGCTCTCGCCCTTCATCAGCCCAAACCCACCGCCAGTTCCCTCATTGAATTCGCCAAGCTGGCCGAATCCGGCACCATCACCCGCAGCCAGTTTGAAACCTTTGCCCATCACGCCGTCAACTCTCCCCTGCCCAATGAAAACTTCACGGACCTCAACGCGCTCGCCGATACCCTCCGCAAGGCCCTGGATGAAGGCACCCAGATCATTCTCTGATTGAAAGGAGTCCGCAATGAAACTGCAATACCACAAAATCCACGGCGTGGATAAGTCCATCTGTACCGCAGAGCAGAAGATCGCCTATAACATGGCCTCCCGCATCTATGGCGATATCCGTTTTGCCAAAGCCTGGCAGCAGTATGATTCCGGCAAGGTTCCCGCCTTCCTCCAAAATGATTGGGAATCCAAAGCAATTCGAGAATACTTTACCACCTGGCAGCGCGATTATAACAAAGCTTCCGCTTATTACAACGAAGACGCAATCTTCAGTGCCCTGCGTGCCGGCCTGCATGATTTTATCTGCCACCACGGCCCCATCTTCACCACCTATAAAGAAGTCGGCCAGGCGTTTCCCGCCTACTACCTCTAAGCTCCGCTGAAAGGAAGTACCAAAATGATTGTTATAAAAGAAAATGAACGTCTTTACGCAACCTCCTGGCAGTATAACTCTGCCCGCATCCTCACCCGCCTGGCCCAGCTCATCACCGCCCAGGGCGGCAAAGTGAAACCCTTGTATCCCGCCGTCATCTCTGACCGCAACCTGGAAGAAGCCTGCACCGCAACGCAGCGCCGCATTGAATCCTATTCAACCTTCCATCCCAAAGTGCGGGAACCGCTGATTTCCAATCTCCAAAAGGAACTCGCCCTCTTCCAGTCCATCCCCAACGCTCCCATCACCGTCACCCACACCAGTTATATCAACTTCGCAATGAACGGCGTTTACTACTCCTATAGCCTGGATAATAACCCCTTCTATCCCTTCCACTACATCAAAACCCCTATCGATCCCAAAAGCGAAACCTACTCCGGCGATGCCTGTCTGGAAGAAAGCTCCAAGTCCTGGCTTACTGACCCGCTTATCGGCTTTGGCTGTCCTGATTCCGAGATTGAATCCGCTGCCGGGGCTATCCTCTCCCTGCTCCTTGCCGCCCCACTCTCCACCATTCGCCACGATACCAAGCGCATCTTTGAAACCGTCCCTGTCAAAGAGCGCCGCATCAAGATTGATTTTTGAACGTCAATCAGAATTAAGTAACAGTGTTGTCAAAGAAAGGTAATTTCATCATGGCATACAAACGTAAAACTGAGGATGTATACGAGGTCGTTTATGATTACGGTTATGGCGACGGCCTTGAAGTCCTTACCCGGTACAGCACAATGCGGGAAGCAAAAGCCGACCGCAAAGCTTACATTGAAAATGAACACATCTGCCCCATGATCCGCAAACGCCGCTACCCCATTCATAACAACACAGTCCGCTAAAGAAAGGTCGCACCAAAATGAAAACCAAAATCCGCCACCCCTTCAACCTCCAGTCCGAACTTTCCCGCCTGGAACTCAATGGTGCCTGCTCTTACGACGGCAAGCCCCTCATCCTCCTGGAACAAGCCTACTGCTCCTATGATTGTTACCACGGTATCGCCCAGTACGTTGCCACAGCCATCTGCCCCAACGAAATCGCCAAGGATTTAACCGCCCCGTGCTATGTCGTCACCTGGCCCATCATCCGCCCCTCTGCCGAAAACGAAGAGGATGCCTGCGATTGGTCCACCCCCAACGGCCTCACTCCCCATGGCGAATATGATTTGGAACGCCGCTATTATTACTGATGTCCAACCTTTTGTACTAGCGCGTCACAACGTTTGGTTGTATACTTCAATCATAAGCCAAACCGCAAAACAAAATTATTTCTCCGTTTCCACCAAACTTTTCAAACCAAAATCCGCATAAATTCTACCATCCTAACAAACATCATGAACAAATTGTAAATTCAAAAAGAATCCGCAAGCCACAAAGCTGCGCAGCATGAAAGGAAGTCCCGCCCCATGTCTACCCAAATTCTCAACCTCACCCCGCACGAAATCAACATTGGCACCGCCTCCATCAAGCCCTTCGGTGTGGTTGCCCGCGTCTATGTTGAATCCATCTCCGACGGCGAATTCACCACCGCTTCCGGCGTAACCATCCCTATCTCCCACTCTTACTATGGCGATGTCGAAAACCTGCCAAATCCCATGCCCAATACGATTTATATTGTCAGTGCTCTTGTCGCCTCCCGCGTTCCCACCCGCTCCGATGTCTTTTACCCCTGCTGCATGGTCCGCGATACCCAAGGCCGCGTCATCGGCTGCAAAACCCTCTGCTGTGCCGCCGCCCCCGTCCTCGCCGCGGTGCATTAACCTGCGGTGCAAAACGATTCAAGAAAGGAGATTGAATCATGGTTTATAAAGTAACCACCTTGAAAGACCTCCCCGGTATTCCCGCAGGTTCCCAGTTCCGGTATAATATGCCCTGGGGCAAAGAACCCAATCTTTCCAATCTCAATGAAGATTCCCCCGATGTCCTGACTCCTGTTAGCATTAAGTTTCTCATCTGGGATGTTATTGTTCGCAACCCGGACGGCTGGGTAACACTTGAACCTCTCTATGATGAACTTACCGACTTCAAATGCCCCGATTGCGGTAAAACGCAAGGCATTCTTCATATCTATAAACCCGAAACCCCGCAAAGCAAACCTGTTGTAACAATGGAATGTATCTGTGGTCGTAATTATGATCTGGATTTTCAGTATCATGAAAAAACTCCTTTGGGAGAAACTTAAAAATCAATCACCCCCAAAGCCCTGCCTACCCGCAAGGCTTTTTTCTTTTGCCTATTAAACTCTAAACCAAGAAAGGAATTACTTACCATGACTGACTTTGAAAGAAAAATCACTTCCGAAAAAGCTCTTGACGCCGCCATCCGCCAGCTCAAAACCCAGGACGACTGGTTCCTCACCACCAAAACCGGCCTGGCAAAACGCATTGTCACCCTCTACGATGAAATTATTGCCGCTGCTGATTTTCCCGTCTCTCTTCCCGTCCGCGATGTCCTCAACTACAGCTCTGCCGCCTTCATGAATTATGTCAAGCTCGGCTGCAACTACATTACCCGCAAATTCAATGTCCGCCACAGCCCCACCACCGTTTACTCTTACGGCTACAACTACAGCAACGAAACCCTTCACGAAAAAGCTTCTTATCCTTACACCATTGATGATTTCTTCGCTGACCCTCTTCGCAAGTCTCTGTTCGTCATCGGCTGCTATAACTACCTGCACGATGTTATTGACGGCAAAATCAAACCTACTAAGATGACGGAAGCCAAAGCCGAAGCAAAACCTCCGGTAACTCTCCAGTCCGCCACCACCCTCGCCGCTCCTCCCATCGCACCCACCATTCCCATCACCAAAACAAACACCGTTTCCTGTTCCGCCACCAAAACCTGCGCCGCCTATAAACCCGTACCCCAGAGTCCCGCAAAACCGTAACACAAACGCAAAACCCGTTCCCATTCCAAACGCCGGACGCACCGCCCTCTTATATATCTATCTTTATCTTTATATATAAACGCTATTGACGTGCTGTTTTCAGCCCGATTTTGAACCTTCCTAGTCGTATTGACACGCAATTTTTAGGCCGTTTTGGAACATTGCTTTTACTAACCCACCACTTTACCGGGTTTGTACCGCCAAAAAACGAACACATTTTGTCATCGGCCATGCAACATTCTCACAGCATCAAGCAACATTTTTACGGCTTGAACATTTGCGAAAACTTGTATATAATCAAAATCACAAAGTCACCCGCCAGCATGAAACCGCATCCCTCTCAGCGCCCCACACAGCCCCTACAGGCCGTGTTTCCTTGTGGCTATGCAGTTTCTCGCCCGTTTTCTTCTCGTTTCTCACAGCGCATCCCAGCCTTATTATAATTTGTTCCCCGCCCTGCCACGTCTGGCAGGTTTTATTTCGCCCTGTTATTTACAAGTTTTCGCAAAGCAGTCAAAAAAGGAGTTGACCTCATATGCCACAGAACATCGGTTATCTTACCGCAGATAAAACCACCGCCGGTGATGAACGCTTTACCCCCTATTACGCAGTGGAACCTCTGCTTGAATTTCTTCCGCCTACTGATACCGGCATTACTATCTGGTGCCCGTTTGATGAATCCTGGTCTGCTTACGTTCAAACCTTCCGGGCAAACGGTTACAACGTGGTGTACGGTTCTTTGGCTACCGGCCAGGACTTCTTCACCAGCCAGCCCGCTCACTGGGACATTATGATTTCCAACCCGCCTTTCTCCAAAAAAGATGCCGTTCTCAAACGTGCCTGTCAACTCGGCAAACCGTTCGCCCTTCTTCTCCCTGCAAATAGCATTCAGGGCAAGTCACGCTTTGAAATCTTTCAGAACAACATTCAGCTGCTCTGTTTTGATTCTCGTATTGGCTTCCACGATGAAACTCATATGAATGCCCCACAGGAAGGAGCTTCGTTTGGCAGTGCTTATTTTTGCCGGGATTTTCTTCCCAGTAAACTTGAACTCCGAATGCTTAATAAAACCATTCATCCACTTGTAAGGAGTTGACCCTTATGTACATCATCATCCCCACTCACGGCCATTACGAGATCCGTGACGGCCCCACCTTTATCCAGTCCGCCGATACTTACCGCGAAGCCTGGCATGAACTCGCTTCCCTCATCAATTCCCCAACCTAGGCAACCGTGCATTCCGCACTTGCAAATATTTTTTACATTGGCTACACGCCAAAGAAAGGACACATATTATGTCTACTGTCAAAATCAACGAAACCACTTTCTCCATCACCTCCGCCCTGACTATGGCCCAGCTCAAAACCCTTCATACCAAGGCTCCTCAGGCCCTGCAGCTGACCAAGCCCGGCAAAAAGTCCGGCGATGACGATGAAATCATCTTTGCCATCGCCCCGTCCGCCAAGCAGAGCATGTCTACCTACGGCATCTGCTTCGCCAAGTCCGCCTTCGGTACCGACAATGCTATCTACGTTGAGGACCTGCCCGCCGACCTCGAAAACATCACCAAGGCCAAGGAACATGTTGCCGAGCGCATCGGCTTCGCCAAAAAGCACCTGGATGAAATCGAAACCCAGGCTGCCGCAACCCTGGCTCAGCTCAAGGCCGACCACGATGCCATCATCGCCGGCATTGAAGTTTCCACCCCGGCCACCCCGGCAAACGAAACCGCCGCTCAGTAAGCAAAACGGCCGGTGCTCACCCTCACAACAAGCAGCCCGGCCATGATTTTTCTTCCCCAATCCACAATCCAACACAAAAACATTTCATCATAAGGAGATTTTTACCATGATTAACGTCACTATCGTCGATAACCTGCACCGCAACACCTACCCCGTTGACCCCAACACCACCCTGCGCTCCGTCCTGGAAGCTCATGATGTCGATTATACCACCGGCCAGACCAAGCTGGATGGTTCCTCTCTGGCCGCAGGCGACCTGGATAAGACCTTCGCGGACTTCGGTATCGCGGAAAAGTGCTACCTGGTCAACATTGCCAAGCAGGATAACGCCTGATTGATTCCTCTCCGGTGGTGTCTCTTCCCCCACCGGGGTGCTGCCTTACAGGAACAGCCTCCACGCGGCGGGCAGCGGGCAACGCAAACGCGGCCAATCGTTCCAAATCTAATCAGAAAGGAAAAATGAATCACCATGCCACTCCCCCACTACGCCGATATTCTCAACTACATGTCGCCCACCATCACATGGCAGGACAACACCCCCTGCCGCCCCTCTTTCAAACCAATTTTCACCAAGGCTTTGGCCTGCACGGTCTACCCCCGCCTCACCGCAGGCAATACCTTTACCATCCTCGGCGATGATTCCGGCCTGCAGCCTTCCACTAACCCGAATGAATCCCGTCTGTTCTTCGTCACCGATAAAGCCACCATCCCCGTTTCCATCCAGGAAGTCAAGGATATCGGCGCTTATCTCTCTGATAAGTACAAAGTTTATCAGGATGCAGCCGCCCGCATCACCATCGTCCAGCTCCAGCACGACAGCGGCCTCTACAGCAGTATTTTTCACCGCCGTTTCGCTTCGGCCATGCCCCGCCTGCTGCCCTGGCTTTTCAAGGACCACCCCCTCACCTCCGATGAACTCGCTTACCTCCGCGCTCTCTCCATCCCGGACACTGACTCGGAATCCCTCTTTCAGATGACGGAAGCCCTTTATAACAAAACCGATCTGCCCTCCAGAGTCGTAGATAAAGCGATCGAATCCCTCTTCAAAGGTACCATCGACCGCCGTAAAACGGATCTCAAGCGCTCTATTGAAAACCTTTACCGTGAGCTGAAAGAAACCCGCGCCCGTATCTCGGAAATTTTTACCAACATCACCAGGTTCAACTGTGAGCTGACCGGCCTTGACTCCAAAGATGAATCCACCTTTATCACGGAACTCAAGGATTATCTCCACACCCAAAAGGGTATCTCCGTCGGTACTGACGACGGAGCGCTTCTCCTCACCATCACCACATCCCTCTCCAACTATGACCCGGATGATGTTGAAACCTTTATCTTCAACAGTGATCGCCCTTATGAGGACCTTACCGGCGAAGAAGAGCACGATGTCCGCATCCTTTTCCGGGCTGTGTTCATTGACCATATCTTCAAAATCAAACTCGCTGCCACCTATAAGCTTAATTACAATTGCCATGTCACAGCCATGTCTGACGAAATCAATATGAACGTTGTTCAGGCTGTTCCCAACCCTCACATCAATCATCACTCCTGCCTCGGTAACTATGAACCCATGCTGGAGGATGCCGAGGATCGCCGAGATTTCATTGCCGCCATTGCCATCTGTCAGCAGAGCGCCAGCAGCATGAACCTCGTCGAAACAATCTCCACCAAATATTTCTTTGATGATTTCGCCGCCGCCTATCACATGGATATCCCCGTAATCCTTACCGCCGCCGGTGAATCCATCACCCCCAAGCAGGCCATTGAACAGCTCAAAGCCGCAAACGATTCCGTTAAGGAAGGAGAATAACCATGCAAGTTATCCACATTGATCAGACAGCTTTGGATGCCGCCATCGAACTCTATCGCCAGCAGCTCCTCACCGGCTCTGTCAAGCTCGCCAAGACCAAGGCAAAAGATAAAATCAACATCAATTTTACCGCCGATGCCTGGGCCAAACAGTCCCGCCTCATTGATGATTTCACTTCCGAGGTCGCTTGGCACGGCCTCATGCGCCAGATCTCCCCCACCGAGTATGAAATCTATGATATCCTTGTCTACCCCCAGCAGGTCACTGGTGTCACCGTCGAAACCGACCAGGATAAATACAACGACTGGCTGCTCTCCCAGCCCGATGAAATCTTCAACAACATCCGCTACCAGGCTCACAGCCATGTCAACATGTCCACTTCCCCTTCCGGCGTCGATGACGAAAACGAGTCCAAAATTGTCAATAAGCTCAAGGGCAATGATTTCTACCTCTTCATGATCTGGAACAAGCGCGGCGAGTTTACCGCCCGCCTGTATGACTACGCCGCCAACAAAATCTACGATAAAGACGATATCTCTGTTACCTACACCGATACCCTCTCCGATTTTGCCGCTACCGCTCAGTCCCTTGTCACCAAGGCCCCGCCCATTTGTTCCACAACAAAACCTCCCGTCAAGACCACCGGCGGCACCGTACCCCACGTCTTCTGGGATAACGCCGCCCACTGCTGGACGGACGATGACGGCAATTATTACGACCACTACCCCACCTATTACGATTATCTCACCAACGGAGGTGCCTTATGAATCTTGCCAAAAGCCTGGATGTCTTCTCCCCGCATGATGTCAAAGGCCGCATCCACATCATTGGCTGCGGTTCGGTAGGCTCCACCATCGCGGAGCTTCTTGCCCGCTATGGCCTGACCAACTTCACCCTCTATGATTTTGATACAGTGGAAAAGAAAAACATCGTCAACCAGATGTTCTTCGACCCTCAGGTGGGCCAGCCCAAAGTGGAAGCCCTCCGCGATATCCTCTGTGCCATCAACCCGGAAGCCAAAAAGGATATCCGTCTGGAACCCTCCGGCTGGAACGGCCAGCCCCTCTCCGGTTACGTTTTTCTCGCCGTGGATAACATCGAGATCCGCCAGAAGATCGTGGATGCCAACCGCTTTAACACCTTCATTAAAGCCATGTTTGATGTCCGCACCGCCCTCTTTGACGCCCAGCTCTATGCCGCTGATTGGTCGGACCCCAAACAGGTCAAGGAATTTCGCGCCACAATGAACTTCACCCACGCCGAAGCCACCGCCCAGGTCCCCGTTTCGGCCTGCGGCACTACCCTCGGTGTTGCCCCTACGGTTCGTGTTGCCGCCTGCTATACCGTCACCAACTTCCAAAACTTCATCAAAAAAGGCGAGCTGATCCACACCGGTCTCTCCGCTCCCTTCAATCTCCAGGGTGAATCCGCATTCCTCGGTCTGTAACCCTGTCGTCTTAGCATTCCATTAAATTTCGTTTGTGTTGTATACTGTAAGCTTTTTTCGCTTCAGGCTCTTCGGTCATATCCAAGAGCACGAATTTGTTACCCCGACCCACCCCACAGATCTCCAGGACCACTGGCCTCCAACCCCATTCCCGACCACTTCAGTACGACGTTCGAGGCTTGTGTCAAGAGCTAAATCACAATAAAACGCCGAAGCCCACTCCACAGAACTCGGCCAGCAGGAGGTAGTAGTCCAAAGGTAACACCAAAATCAAGCCACAACCGCATCCACTAGAGCAACAACATTGCCCAGCACGACGGATGTGATAACCGCGGAAGCCACATCTCCCATCAGAACACAAACACAACCCTCACATAAGGAGCACTCACATGGTTTACATCACTTATAACTGCCCGGAACGTTTCCGGGAAATGACGTTTGAAGAACTCCTCCGCGGGGATTTCAACCTCGCCAATCTTTCCACAGGCGGCCACGGTGCTACCCGTACCGTCATCTGCAACAAAGTTCCTCCCCGCATCATGCGCATCACCAAGGTGGAGCAAATGATCTTCCAGCTCCAGGCGTTCAACCAGCAGTATGAATCCCTTCGCCTCACCACTCCCCGTTCCAGCCTGTACAACCATTTTCCCATCCCCAAAGCTTCCGGCGGCCTCCGCTGGATCGATGCCCCAAATTCTGACCTAATGAAAGCCCTCAAGGAACTCAAAACCCTCTTCCAGTCCTGGATGTTTGCCGACCACCACACCTGCGCTTTCGCCTATGTCGAGGATCGCAGCGTCCTCTCAGCTGCCAAACGTCACCAAAAGTTCAATGCCTGGTGGTTCGCCCACTTTGATTTCCACGGTTTTTTCCCCTCCACCACGCCGGAGTTTGTCCTCTCCCAGTTTGAACTCATTTATCCTTTCAACCTCATCCTCGCCAGCCCCACCGGCCACGCGGAGCTGCTCAAAGCCCTTGACCTCTGCTTTCTCAACGGAGCACTGCCGCAGGGCACCCCCATCTCCCCGCTCATCACCAACATCATGATGATCCCCTTTGACCACGCCTTCGCCAAGGCCGTCAATCATTTTGAATCCGGCAAGCATAACCCGGACGGAACCCCCATCACCGACCGCCTCTGCTACACCCGCTACGCCGATGACATCATCGTCTCCTGCAAAGTCATATTCAATTTCCATGCTGTTGAGCGCCTCATCGTCCAACTTCTCTCCCAAATGAACGCTCCTTTCACCCTCAATGAAACCAAAACCCAGTTCCACTCCCGCGCCGGCCGCAACTGGATTCTTGGCGTCATGCTCAATAAGGATAACCAAATTACGGTTGGCTACCGCAAAAATAAAATTTTCAAAGCCACCATTGATACCTACTTCCGCGATAAACAAAAGGGCAAAAAGTGGCCGGATGAAGATCTTCAGTCCTTCCAGGGCAACATTACCTGGTTCAAGGATGTCCAGCCCGATACCACTAAATACATTATCCAAAAGTATAACGCCAAATACGGTCTTGACCTTGAATCCTGTATCAAGGCCGATCTCGCCCCGCCCAGCGTAACCGCATAATCCAAAAAAAATCAATTTGTTTCAAAGGTAAAGTTTCGTTTTGATTTTATTTCAAGTCAAAGCCAAACACCCTCCGGTCATATCCGAGGGTTTGAATTTGTCCCCCTGTCCCACCCCCTGACGACGAGCCGTCAGCCGACTGACTCCCAGGTGTCCCTGAAGGTTCCTTAGGTTCCTAAGGTTTCTAAGGTTCCTAAGGTTCTCAAGGTTACTAAGGAAGCACATACCGCGTCACCTCACGAATCACATCAAGAAGGACAGGCTGACCCACCCAGGTCCAACAACGACAAGACGAGCAACAAAGATGGAATCTCCGAATAAAATCTGAGGCACAAGTTACCAGTGCCTGCTCGCACCGTCTGGTTCCTGTGGCTGCCTCTCATCAGCTTTCACAAATTGATTTTTTTATTTTCTCCATTCCGCCCCATAGTTCCGGGGCATTCCCAGGCGCTTCAGCTGTTTCTTTCCTTTCTTAGCAGCTCGTTGCGCCCCCTGTTCGTGCGCCTGGTAAACGCACGGTCATGGTTTTACTTTCCTTTCGCTGGGCCTCCGGCCATCCCAATGGTTGGAGCGCCTGGTAATACCCCGGAACCCGCTTACATAACGAATTCAGGTGATTTTTATGAAACTTATCTCCCCCGGCTCACGGGTCAAATTCCATACCGTAAACCCAATTATCAGTCAGGATCACGATCCCCTGAAAACTGAATTTCAGATCATCTTTCTCTCCGGCACCGTCCACGAAGATAACGGCAACCGCGTCACCGTCTGGACCGATGATTCCCGCACCTTCCACGTTCCCTATGAATACATCACCGAAATCCAGGACCCCAACGATTCCTTTGTCTATAAGTCTCCCAACACCGTACCTTCCCCAACGATCTCTTTTGACCAGCTCCTCCAAGGTAGGTGATTCCTCGTGTCCCCTTTCCTCCCCGGCTATAACCCCGGCACCTGGGTCGAAATTATTTCTCCGCACGAAATGCTTCGTTCCCTTCAGTATGATTACGGCCTCACTTTCACTCTCACCGATTCTCTCCCCTATGAGCCTATCCTCGGCAAGCAGGGCAAGATCGTTGCCATCCTCGGCAAATCAGGTCTCCTCCGCCTCTACTTTCCTCACAACGATTCCTATCACATTATCCAGCCCAGCATGATTTCTCGCACTATCCCCGCTCCGTACCCCAGCTTTGATTCTCTTATCGCAAACCTCTAACCCCCCATCACAGAAAGGAAGCTCACCATGAATCCCACCTATGAAGTTGGCGATGTTGTCCGAATCATCTCCAAAGAAGAAGTTATTTCCAATCCTACGGATAATTTCGGCAATTTTATTCTTACCCATTCCCTCTATGGCGCAAACGATACTTTTCACAGAGATAAACTTCCTGTTTGCGGCTGTCTGGCTGTCATTACCGGCACTTCCAAAGACCATGAAAGGAGACTATACGATCTTACCCCTCTCTTCGCTAAAGACAAAACCGTTTTTCCCTGGAATGACTGGTTCTTCTCCGCTGCTGAATTTCACCATTATATCGTTTCTCCGCCCCCGGTTTCAATGTCCTTCGATGATCTTCTGAAAGGAGTTGCGAAATGAAATTCCCCACTACCTACCCCGTTGGAACCCTCGTTCAAATCATTTCTGCCGCAGAGTTTGACGCTCTTCCCAAAAATAATGATGGTTATGCACTGTTTCTCGATCCCCTTCCTAATGGTAGTGCAGATTATATACCCCCTAAACGCCGTTCTCTTTGTGGCAGCATCATGCAAATTGATCATAAATTTGGCGATTCTGACTTTTACTTCTTAAAACCCTACGATCTCTCCACCGCTGTCGATCCCTCCGCCGCTGCCAGATTCTCTTGGAACGCCAGTCTTTTCTCCCTCAATGAATTCCACCCCTATGACACCCCGGTTCCCATTTCCCCTGTTTCCTTTGACGATTTCCTGAAAGGAGGCATTTGAATGTCAGCCCCCTACCCCACCTACCACGTCGGTGATCGCGTCATCGTCCGCACCTGGGATGATATGATGGAAGAATTCGGCTCCGATCCTTACGGTGATATCGCTGTTCATCCCAATAAACTTTCTTTTGTTCTTGGCATGAAACCTTTCTGCGGCAAAGAGTTTATTGTTGTCAAAATCGTTCATGATAAAGATCTTCCTGATGAACCCATTTATTTTCTCAACTATTCACCAGCTTATGTAGACCTTAATGATGGTGATTTTCCTTACGTTTGGTCCTTCACCTCCGCCATGCTCCTCCCCGCAACCTTTCCCAATGAACCCAAAAACCGTATTCCTACCCCTTATATTACCTTCAATGATTTACTTCAAGGAGTTATATAACTATGGATACTGCCATTAACTCCAATCACTATCCTACCTACAACGTCGGTGATGAAGTTACTATTCGCCAGTGGGAAGATATGGAATCTGAATTTGGTTTGAACAAACTTGGTGACATCAACACTCCAGGATATATTTTCGCAAGGTGTATGAAACGATATTGCGGGCAGACACTCTCCATTGTTCGTATACGCCGCCATGCATCTCCAAATTTTGATTCTTATTATCTCGGCGGTAGCTTAACGTTTTTTACTTCTCCCATGTTTGAACAATCTTGTCCCACAGTTGTCTGCGCCTCCACTCTCTCATTTGATGAGTTATTGAAAGGAGCTACCGCTCAACTGGCAAATCCCCAAGCATAAATACCACGGCGCTTCCATGGCCGATTTTGCCAATCACACCCCGCCGTGTCCCAACGATCAACTTCAAAAATAAAACAGTCTAACAAGGTATAGAATCATCTGCTGATTATATTTCAGTTCATGCTTCACTCTTCGGTTATATCCAAGAGTTCGAATTTGTTACCGCCTCCCCCTCCTGGATCGCAGGCGCCCTCTGCAGACTGAGCATCTCCACACGAATTCGATATGTCTTAAAAAGATCCATCGCGAGCCAAAAACAACGATACTATGTCCGTCACAGATCCAAGCTTCGATCCACCCAAGAAGACCGTTTCCCACAAGCTTGTTCCCTGTTTTATTTTGAATCTATTTTTTACATCAGAAAGGATCAACCATTATGACCAAACTTACCTACACCCTCGCTATCATCAACGGTACTGTCTGCTATGAATGTCAGCCCTCCACCCCGCACGCTTTCTATTCGGGCGGCGGCTGGTTTGCCCCGTTCTGCACCGTCCTCGAACTCATCCGCAAAAACACCGTCAAAGCATAACAAATATCCAATATCCATTTATCCCATATCAATTCAGAAAGGAATCTTCAAAATGACTCAAAATATTACCCTCGTTACCCAAAAGCCTTTTGGCTCTCTGACCTGCAACTTCTATAAAGATGATGCCATTGAAAACGAATTTTATATGACAAGGCGTCAAATTGGTGAAGCACTAGGCTATGTAAAAGCTGATGATGCTATTCAGCAAATTCATAATCGAAATAAAGACCGTCTTGATCCACTTTCAACAACCCTCACTTTGGGGGGTGTTGAAGGAAATAGATGGGTAAATCGAAATACCCGTGTCTACACCCTCCGCGGTGTTATGGAAATCTGCCGCTTCTCCCGCCAGCCCAATGCGGATAAGTTTATGGACTTCGTATGGGATGTTATGGAATCCCTTTACCATGGCCGCAGCGTCCTCGCCACTCCGGACCAAACTTCCGCCGTCGCTATGCAAACCATCCAGACCCTCGTTGATTCCACCCTCAAAACCCAGGCCGAAACCACCCGCTGCATGGTCACAATGACCTCCACCCTCGCCGCACTCGCCAACCACTTTGCCGGTGCCATCCCCGATCAGCAGCCTGCCCCGCAACCCGTCACCGTCGCCCCCAAGGATTATGCCGTCCATGATGAACCTGCCCCTGTCTCTTATACACATCTGACGCTGCCGACGACTTAATAGG